GATTAAAATTAAACTAACCGATGACATTGAACTACGACAAGAAATTATCGAAAAACTAAAAGAAAATGATGGTTATTGCCCATGTGCTCTGACTAAAACACAAGATACCGTATGTATGTGCAAAGACTTCCGTGAAAATGTCCAATCTGGCCCATGCCACTGTGGGCTATATGTAAAGGAGATAACATAATGATTAGTGAGATTACAGACATTGGCGTTTATCTTGGCCAATTTGGTAACGAGACCCGACTATTTAATATGCCACTTGACATTGATATTATTCCTAACAAGGGTGATTTTATCTATTATGAAAACGAAGCATACAAAGTGCTATACAATATGCTAAACGTGCAAGACGGAGAGTATACAATCTTTGTTCGCAGAGCAGTTGAGGAGGATTTTTGATGAGGGTGACAATTCTAAACCCTGAAGAATCTAAGAAACTGTTTTATTGGTGGGGTCAAGCGTCCAAAATTTGCTACGACACCAAAATGGATGACCCCACCCCAATCGGCAAGCATTGCATGATGTCTGGCCATTTCTCTGGTAGTCGTAGCCAATATATCTTGTTTCAGGTTGATGATTGTCCACGGTTCACTATCGACCAAGCCGTGCGCCATGAAGATGGAGTAATGAAGAATGTGCAGTCTTTCCGTTATGTAGATAAGCACAGCTTTGCCTATGAAATCCCTGAAGAAATCAAAGATAATGATTATCTACTAAAACGCTACTATAAACACATGATTGAAACAATCAACCTATATTCTGATATTCAGAACTATGTGCTTAACAAGACTGGCTCCAATGAACGAGCTAACGAGTCAGCCCGGTATGTATTACCAATGGCCACCCACGCCAGCTTTGTTATTGGTATGGATATTGAAGCCCTAATCCATTTCTGTAATATGCGTCTTTGTGTACGCACAGAAGATAAGCATAGAGAACTGGCTAAGCTGGTAAAGGATGCTGTACTTGAAATTTTACCCAATCTTGAGAATCGGCTTGTGCCTAATTGTCAAGCTATGCTATATTGCCCGGAAGGAAAAAAGGGCTGTGGTGCTTATCCTACTAAGAAAGAACTAAAGGAAATTATCGCCAAAGGCAAGATTATTACTACAGACAAGGAGAATGTAGACCATGCTTAACGTTAAGATTAAACGCCTCTCCGAAAGCGCTATTGCCCCATCCTACGGCTCCGCTAAAGCCGCTGGTATAGACCTATACGCCGACCTTGGCTATACTACTGTGCGGTATGTGGATGGATTAAGGGTTGTTTCTGATTCTATCACCATCCGGCCCCACGAAGTAGCTAAGATTGGCTGTGGTTTCGCTGTACAACCCCCTAAAGGCTATGCTGGCTACATTTTTGCCCGGTCTGGTTTAGCTACTAAACAACACTTACGTCCTGCAAATGCAGTGGGTTTGTGTGATGAGGACTATAGAGGGGAGTATATTGTTCCTCTCTTTAATGACGGAGATGAAGACCAAATCATCCATCATGGCGACCGTATTGCCCAGCTTGTCTTTATGCCCTATGAACAGGTGGCCTTTACCGAAGTAGATGAACTTGATTCTACTGAGCGTGGTGATGGAGGTTTTGGCCACACTGGTAAGTAAAGGAGGTCAACATGATTATTGCCGTTGACTTTGACAAAACCCTATCCCTTGGTACACACTACCCCTACATTGGCGAACCCAACACAGAACTAATCTCAATCCTCAATCAATTACAAACCCTTAACCATACCATCATCCTATGGACTTGTAGAGAAGGTAAAGAGCTAGATGAAGCCGTAGAATGGTTAAAAGACCAAGGTCTAAGACCTGACTATGTAAACTGCAATGTACCTTGGTTGGGCTTTGACAGTCGTAAGATTGTGGCTGATTATTATATTGATGATTGTGCTGTTCATGTACATGATACAATTAAATTAAAAGCAATTTTGTATGATAGCAAATTTAGACGCAACGATTGCCAAGGTTAATTAAACATCGAAAAAAATAGGGAACTTAGACAGAGTAAAATCCATCTAAGTTCCCTATAATTATTTAGCCAGCAGCGGCCTCAAGTGTAATTCTGAGAGTTTGGTTTTCAGCCTTTTGTGTAATAGTTTTGGTCTGGGTAACATAACCAGTCTTACTTACAGTTAAAGTATATTCTGTACCAATCTCACCTAACAAGAAAGCATACGTGTCATACGTGTCAGAGGACCCAGTTATATAATTAACAATATTAAACGTCAACTCAGCACCATTAGCATCAGTTAATTTAACGGTAGCGTCAGAGGGAGTCGGCACTAAAAACAAACGATATGCGTCTAGTTTCTCGGACACACCGTCTTTGGTTATCTTAAATAAACGACCATCAAGATTAATACCACAATTAGTCTTAATCGGAAAGATAGGAACACCACCAACCGGATTACCCTCGTCATCTCCTGTTATAGTAATCACCTTATTGCTCACAGTAAACAGACCTCTATCCCAAAGTTGACCACAAGTAGATACAGTATTGTTTACGTCAATTTTGTCCTCTGTATCTTCTGCTGCACAAATAACACCCTTAATCACCTTAAGAAATTTATTATTTAATTTAATACCGCCACAAAATTTAGCCATATTTAATCATCCTTTCTTTGCTTATCTATAAGTTCCTTCCCCAATATAGGCATTTCATACCAAATCTTATTCTCCGCCTCAAAATAATATATCCGTCCAGTATCAATTTGTTTATATCTTGAACCGTTTTCTACATTAATAGGTTTAGTGTCTATAGAACGCCCCACAAAAGAAGGTTCTCTAGGCTCCGAAAAATAAGCTGAACGATTTTAACCAAGATTCAAAATATCTTTCAATTTACTATAAGCGTCTTGCACATATTTACAAGCCGCCATAACAAACGCTGTAATAATTACAATACTATCCAGCACCTGCATTGTTTCATCAGCAATATTAATACCAATATAAGTCATATATTCAGGCAAAATACTAACAACAATAGACAACAAACCAATGCCTACACCAAGAACAACAAATTTTACAAGACTTTGACCAATCAACTTCCAATCAAAGTCATACCCCTCAATTTTAACATTACGCCAAGCGCCCAAACACACATTAGCCAAATAAGCCCCTAAGAACAGCAGAGCACCAAACCCCACTTTTTCTAAATTGCAAACAATAATATTTACAATGCTCATCTTTATCCCTCACTTTAAAAGATTTAATCTATAAAGAACAACCGCCAGCTGTCTACGAGTAACAGTACCAGTTGGATTAGTACCATCAAACAATCCCATATCACAAGCTTTATCCCACGCTAATTCAAGTTCACCTTGAGCATCGGTAGTTTTATCATTATCAGACGTCCCAGTAGAAGTATCAATACCACTATAAGGTAATACACCAGTATTCACATACTTAATTACATCTTCTCTAAAATTGTCCATAGATTTACCATGCTGAGGCCACCAATGTCCCACATCGGCATGAGCGCTGGCAATACCCATGCTGTGTCCCTCTGCGTGTGAAAGCACTGTATTTTTATCAATGGTTTTCTGCCCCATTTGTCTTAAAACATAGGCGCAAGTATAAACGGCCTTGCGATAAACATTTTCAAAATAAGCTTGATTTTCTACTGTATTATAAAGTAAATAAGACCCCTTACGTTTCTGTAAGGCGTGAAGAGTACCAAGACCAACAATACCGTCAGCCGTTAGCCCCTGTTTTTTCTGAAACGCTAAAACAGCACTTTTTGTTCCGGCCCCAAATATACCGTCAATACCATTGGGATTATAGCCCCAAGCTTGTAACTCCTGTTGAAGTAATTTTACAGCATAGGCAGTATTATTAGAATTACCTTGGCTTAGATTCTTCCAGTTTACATCAAGCAACCTAGTGTTTAGAGGTTCACATACCTCACATCCAACATGAGTGCTATTTCCTGTACCACCGCAATGCCATGTTCGGATACCAATGGGCATCATTTGATAAATACCAGTGTCATCAATAATAAATTCTGTTTCAGCTTGGGCAGATTGGCTATTCCACGTCTTAATAAAAGATTCAGCCTTCCCACCGGGAGTGCCTGTACTATGTTGCATATAGCCAGTCTTAGTCTTTTTCTCTTGTTTTTTATATCTAAGATTATTTGTTAAAAAGGCTGGTTGAATAGTAAATCCTGTGTCTGTGATAATAGTAGTCTCCTCCTGTTTTGACTCGGGCGTAGGCTGAGCAGTAGTTTCATTACCTTTCTTTAAATATACTAAAATTAAATTTTGTGACTTAGAAATACCCTGCATCGTAGTCCCATCACCATAGAAATTAACCTTACCACCACCGTCACCCATAATAAATTCGGTAATCCCTTTAGCGAACAAATAATCTCTTAATTTTTCAGGAGTTTTTGCGTCAGATGTCCCATCTTTACTTGCATACAAGACTAAATTTTTGCCTTTAATGCCAATTCCTGTCCGGCCTCTTGTTCCACCAACATCTTTATTATAAATAACAAGATTATTAGGATAAGCAGACCCATTGGCAATTAATGTACAACATGTATAATAATTATCATATCCCTCAGCTTCAGTAGGAATTCTACATTGCCCAAAATCATTAGGGGTATTCCATCTAAAACCTCTATACACATAAGAACTATTAACCAAAACAGTTCCATCTTTTTTAAGTGGGCAAGTGGCTTTCCAAGACGAATTATAAAAGTTGCCTGTTACAGCATAATCACAACCTGTCTGTTTTACAATCTGTGATAAAGTCAATTTTTTAGAATTAATATATATTTCAATCTTTTTAATTTTATCAAAAGGAATATAAGAAATTCTTTCCATTCTTTCCCTCTTTTCGTAATAAAAATGACACAGTGTAATAGTGATACACTGTGTCATTTTCTATTCTACATATTACTCTTTGTTGTTTTTTATTTTATAAAATATTACTTTTCTACCAACTTTGTACCCTTTACTTTGTAGGTCTTTCCGTTGAAGGTGCACAGGGCGTACATGTCGCCTACGTCCATGTTCTTCAGCTTCATGCCCTCAATTTCCACCTTATCCAGAGACCCGGTGCCGGTGTCCAGCAGACCGAAGCGCTCCCGCTCATCGTCTGCAATAGTGTTGCGGTCGGGGTCTAGATGGAAGGCCGCCCCCTCTGCCTTCAGGGCCTTGTTGGTGTCCTCTAGAGTGGCCTCGCCAGCGGTGTACTTGCCGATGATTTCATTAATGTTCATGATGTACCTTTCCTTTCTATTCCATTGATTTTTAAAATCCGGGCATTCCGGACTTTTTAGAAATTTAATGCTAAAAATGATTAAGTGGTCAATTCTGTTGCAGAAACAGTCCCCTCATCGTCTACCTTTAATTCAAACACTTTGTTGCCGGGACTTCTGAGCACAATTCCTTTCTGCCCGTTAATGAAAAAATCATTAGTATAATGTTTCCAAACATCTCCGCTGGCTTTTGCTGTGCCTTTAATTATATGTGCCAATAATTCACAACCACTAACATCGTCAGACCTATTAAAAATTGGATTTGAGTCCACTCTGTAGAAAACAACTTCTGCGTCATCTTGCTCATCTGCCGGTATTGTATACAATACCTGGCAAAAACCAATAATATCTAATTCATAACTCTCACCAGTAGTAGCATTTCCGATAATTTCAGAGACGGTTTTATCCGCAGACAAAATCTCTGTATAATCATCATTCCATGTGAAATGAATTGTATTTGCGCTACTAGAACCCCCAAGAGCACTCAGAGTACGAGTAACAGGGTCAATACTTAAACCGTCTCCAATATTAAATCCGCCACAAGGAATTCTATTCATCTTATATCATCCCTTCTTATTTTTCTTCTGTGGTTTCTGCGGTCAGCATGGCCGTCAGTTCGTTGTATTCCTCCGTGGTCAGTCTATCTGCTGCAAGGTAAACGTCCATCTTGTCCTGAAGGCCGTTCGTGCGGCCCTTCTGAATCAGCAGTTTGCAAAGATTGAATACAGATGTCATAATATATTCTCCTTTCAAATTCCGGTTGTGATTTCTAACATACAAAGCCGTTCCTCGTGTTCCGCCATCAGGTCAAGGGTGATGTCTTCCGCTGTCGGCTCCGGTTCATCCGGCTCCGGCAGCGTACCAGCCGTCATGGATGTCACGGTCTGACCATCCACTGTTAGATTGACAAACGGGAATGTGTCTGGAACTGCCATGCCGTCTGGGATAACAGCCCAACCATCCGGAACAGTTGCACCGTTGTACGTCTGGTTTCTATGCGCTCCATTGGAGAGTGCAGTAATTTCTATTAATTTCATACTCCATACCCTCCTTAGCCGATTGCAACGTATCGATATGTCCGGCTTTGAGTATTCATTTGTTTGTCTGCGTTTCCGCTGTTTGCATACCAGCTTACAGATGTACCGTCGGATGACCATGTAATATACCATCTCAAATAAGAGGAATAATCAACACCGTTACTTTTTTTCTGCCCCTGAACAATCATATTAGCAGATACAAATCCACTGTTTGTTTCATAATCTTCAACAATAAATACAATTTGTGGGGCAAAAGAGAAGTTTAATGTATTTTTATTACCACCTGTTCCAGAAGTTCCGGTTCCCGTATAAGAACCTGTTTCAATATGCGTTGGCAAATTTAAAAAATTCTCATATGGTTTTCCAAGATATTGATATTCATATCCGTCTGTAATCCCGCTGTCAGGATAAGCGTTGCGATTAGACGATTGCAGATATGACCAATCTCCAATCGTAGGCGTAGTTACTTGTTGAGAAGTAATTACTTTTAATGCAGGATATGTAATACGAATATAACGTCCTGTTTCAGTATCTGAATCAGAATTTTGTATTAAATTACCATTTGTTCCAAGAGGTGTTTGTCCAATTTTCGCACCTACTAAATAAATTGTTAATGGTGAATCTTTTGTACCTTTTATATATTTTCCTGCGAAAAGGTTCTTCAGCTCAGATTCGCTATACTTATTATAGCTAAGAGTAACCGTTGACGGATTTTTTAAAGATACTGTTCCAGTGCTTTGATTGATGGAAATGGAGTCAGAGTAGCTGATTTTATTAGTTGTCGTATTATCATTAGCGTATAACAGATTTACTGTAGAAGTGGCAGCCGTCTGCTTCTCTTCGTACCCAGAGGTTCCCACATAAACCCCCTTTTTCCACCAGTACTGATTATATTTCCCCAGCCACGCAAACACATCATCCGGCACAGCGTTCGTGCCCAACCCATACAACGTCTTTGTATTATTAGTTAGTGTTTGTTCTGTGGTAAAAATACCATCAACTTGTGTACCTATTGTTTTAGGGTACAAAGTATCATAATCAGTACCGTTAAATTCTTTCATAACGATATTTTTTTCAGTTGCCAAAAAATTCAACTCCTTTATTCTATAATTTGAAACCAAATCTCACCAATGTTTTGGGTGGGTTGTGTTATTTGACAAGGAATTTTATTAGTTTTAAAACTAGGGTCGCTTAACCCTTCAACTTGTACAATAAAATTTGTTAAGGTATTAAGATTTGTTGCTGTTAAAGATTTTAATGCAAGTTGATTTTCTTTAAGCAAAGCAATAGCTTCTGCATAACTACCCGCTTGATACAAACTTTGGAATTGTGCCCATTTATCTTTATCTTCTAAATGAATATCTTGATATTTCATATTTTACCCCTTATCCCGTAACCTGAAACCAAAAATCAGATTTTTCTTGACCAATGGGTTGGGTTTCTGATACAACATAAGCAGGGGAATATCGCGCTACAAAATATTTTTGCACAGCAGCTACAGTGTCATTTATTGTGTTTAGATAATCGGCGGTCACAATCTTGTTTTGGTTATTAGTAATTTGAGAAAGAATCTGTTGAGCAAGAGTTAAATTACCAGCTTGCATTGCATTTTGATATTGTTGGACTAATATCGCATCTTGTGCTGTAATATCCTGCATCTCAGGAAAATTTTGGATTTGATTGGGAAAAGATGTCGCCACAGATTATCACCTCCTTAATACATTGGATAATATGGATAGAAACTAATCATTGACACCGACATGGTTGAGCTAACGCTACTATAATCCACAGAGTAAGACTTGACAATGTATCTATTTTGTGTTGTACTATCTTTAGGGGCATGAGACACAACAATATTCACGCCCAACCAAGGAATAGGAATAATATCAAGGGTAAGACTATCATTCAGCCTACATTTCCAATATATCTCTACTTTAGCCCTCTCTAACGCCAATTCGTCAGATATAATATTGTCATACTCTCCGCCACATAGTACCTGTCTAATCACCCCAACCGTCCCATTCACATAAAATGGACTATCAGGGTTTTCATCCTTCCATGTGGCCTTGGCCTGTTGGTGGCCTAAGAATAGCCATGTTCCATTGGCCTGATACTGTGCAACATAATACACATTATTTTCAAGTGAAGTAATGTGTTTACCGTTAGAATCGACCAAATCCTTAGCCCCAAACGAATTAACGGCCAGTTGTACATTACCAGATACGGCGCTGTTAGGAGTAAAGCCTATTATATCATATTCGTTCAGCTTTGTCAACTTGGCAATGGTCATAGTGACCACAGCCCCAGACACGCTAATAGCCGATGGATAATATTCAGGATTGTGGGTTCGGCCATATACCTCAATATAATTCTTTACGCTGGCAAAGTCGGTGCTCACGTTCTCGCCAATCAACACACTCTCCCAAATATCATCATCAATTAGAACAGGCTCATCTTCGCCAGAGGGAATAAGCTCATAGTGAAACACGCCATCTGCGTCAAAGTAAATCTGATACTGAGGCAGAATGTCCCTCAAGGCCGACAGTATATCAAACACATAGCCGCCTTGGTCAATCTCAATATCATAGGGCACGGCCTGTATACTACCATTTCTGTTCTTACACTCACTGACGATATACTTAGTAAACCCACCTAACTTGAGCGTTGCAATCATGGCCTCACGCACAGATTCGCCCTTTTTAATAACAGTAGGGATACCCTCAAGTTGACCATTTCTAACCCCAGTTAACTTAGACATTAAATCAAGGCCAGAGAAAGATAGAGTATTATTAGTTGCATCGTATTGCCAAGTGGGCGCATCAATCAGATAAATCCCTTGATTATACCATTGAATTTCACCCGTATAAATGTTCTTGAGGCCGATATATACTTGTATATACCTGTCTAAGAAAATGCGTCCTCCGGGCTGAATATCAAATGTTTTATTAGCCGCTACAAGGCTTACATTACAACTGCGTCTCAAATCACTATCAGCATCACATTGAATAGAGCAAGACAGCATATTACCGCTAATCTCGTCTACCGTCCTATATTGAAAGTCAAGTAGATTGAGCTTAATATATCTCTCTACGTCGCGTTGCTTGATGATATTATAATCGTTCTGAGTGATGTTTAACATACCATCACCTCTTTGTAGGAATCAGGCCGTTTTCATACAAGTCGGTCTTGTCATTGGGGTCGCCAACTTCTGTCCATTCAGCGCTAACTTTAACCATACCTTGCCCATAATTATTATCATAGCTTAAAGTGGGGTTACCAGTAAAATAAACAAGCCAACTATTACCATTCATATCCTTAATAATCTTAGGTTTCTTGTTCAACAAGAATTTCAACAAAGCCTCTTTTTCCTTAGTTATAGCTATTCTATTTGGGTTGCGATTATCATCAAAATCATTAGGTAATACCCAACCGCCAATACTTCCTGTTTGATAATTCATAATACTATTACTTACCACTACAGGATATTTACGATTATAGGGCTGGAATACACCCACCTGTTGATTAGAAGTGTTATTGTTGTACTCAATTCCGGCATGGAACTTAAACACAGTATCCACGTCACACACAAATACGCCTTCGAACTTGCTCAAGATAGACTCAATAATATAGTTGCCTTCAACATCTTCCATGACAGGCACAAAGGCATACTCATATTCAGTATTATATGCGTTTAGATTATCAGTAATAATAAAAGTTAAATCCTCTGGTTTTGAAACAGGAATTTGTTTAATAGTAATCCAATCAAATGTGCCTTTAACACGACGTTTAATACGAACAGAGGTAATATCAGCAGTCATTTGGTCAACATTACCAGCAGATACGTTTCCTTCAAAATCAGCATTCATAATAGTATCAATATCCCAATCGGTCGGAACAATACTATTATAATCAAACACCACATTTCTTGTTACGTTAAAATGGTCAAAAATGCCGTTTTGCAATCTTGTATTGGTAATATTATTGATATTAGTAGGCGTGGGGTCTGCTGAGTTGCCATCGCTACAAAAATTATATCCAATAAACCCAATCAAACCTCAACACCTCGATTCTCAATTTTTAATTCATATAGATTGTCTACTCGCCTCAGCCAAGTAAACAGTTGTTCAGTATTCTCGGGCAGGGCGATATGCTGAGACTCAATCGTATAAGCCCAAATGTTGCCACTATGCCAAGCTCTCATCTCAAACCAACACTGTGTATCGTCAACACAATAAACAACAGCAATAATATCGCCGCTGGCATTACTGAACCTAAAAATCTCTTTATTAGGCCGATAGTACCGCCCCCACAACCGCATAGTCCAGTTACCTTTTATTTCATAGCCTTTAACCCATTGCACATAATTGCCATCAGCCCTTACATCAATTTCCTTGTTATCAATATAAGTAGCAGGGTCGGGGTTGGTCTCACCATCAATACCAATAATATTAGACTCAATGGTGATATAACCGCCCTTACAATTATTTGTCAAGAACAAAAAACTAAATGTATCAGGGGTAGTGTAACTAGTTGTAAATCCCACTCGGCCAGTAGTAATTTGTGTTCCATTAGTAGTAACACCAGTTACCTCAACGCTATAACTGGCCTTGTCCTCAAAACCACTAAACAGGTAAGAAAGGGTCAAAGGCAAAGTAGAGTCGGTATTATACATTGTACCTGACGTACTAATTAAAACGCCAGACGTACTATATAGATTAAACACATAAGCGTTTAGAATCTCGCCTTGCTCCTGATTATAAGTCACATTAAAGACAAAGCTACTATTAGCCACCACATTGCCAGTCGGCATATTACTGATAATAAACGTAGGTTCACTATAACAGTAGAATTGAATGGGGTTGGATGGGCTGGATTCATTGCCTTGTGCATCCTTAGTGGTCAAAGTAGCCTGATAATATGTGCCATTGGTTAATGTATTGGCTGGTAGTGTATGCTCAAACCGATAGGTCGTTTGAGTCTGAGAATAGACAGTGGTTAAGGTTGCATTGTCTTTAATAGTAAGGGTGTTTGCCACAACTTGAGAACCGCCAACAACCGCAAATGTGAATACCTGTTCCTTAGTTGCATCAAACGCTGGAACGTTATATAAAATAGGTGTAGTTAAAGCCATTTAATCACTCCTTTCTACCAACCACCTTTTAATTTAGTTTGCACTATTAAGGGACAATCACAAAACCATTAGACATATTGCCATTAGGAACAAAAACTCTATATACTGCCCCCACTGTGGGTTGGCTCCCATAAAATTGTACCGTATTGTTTTTCCCGTTTACGCTCATCACGCAAGAACCAACGTTTATACTTTGACAAACACCGCTATATATCTGTGCTGTATTGTCTCGTATTTTTTTATCAACTATAATTTCAATAGCGTCTAAAATTTCTTTTGCAACGTCCAAGCCAACACCTCCTTTTTATATAGAGGGCGTATAATCACGCCCTCTTATAAGCTCGTTGATAGGCCATCTGTTTAAGGCCAGCAATCAACGTTTGTGCATCTCTTGCGTTGGGCAGTGTAAGATTATCAATATTAAAAATATTATTCATATTACTTGCTATAGCACTTGGATTAATTTTACCCCAATCCCACAGATTTCTAGTAACATCAGCAGGAATAACGCCGTCGCCTTGGCCAAGCACCCTTAACTCAGGGCCTTGTTCACCAACCAAAGAAAGACCTGCTTGCGCACTTAATGTGCCTCCTGCGTGTTTTTTAACCTTACTATAGTCAATACTAACTCCGCCACCAAGGCTGACTTTTTTACCAGTAGCCTTAGATTTAGCAAGCGCAGCATTTGCCTCGCTTCGCATAGAATCTACACTTTTTCTACTACTTTTAGAACTACTACTAGAGGATATAAAACCGGCTTTCATTTCAGCTTCAGTCCATCCACCACTACCAGACCCACTAAAACTATATCCGTCACCAGAACTTGCAGAAACACCACTACCACCGCTTAATCCTGCCATAATAGAATTGTATTTATTAGCAAAATTTTGGGCGTTGGCCAGTCTAGTCTCCCAGTTAGCCTTTTCTGTATCAATACCCAAAAGTTGAGAAGCAAGCAATTTATTTTGTTCCTCATCATATTGAGTAACTACATTAGACCACTCTTCTTTATATTCTTCCCATTTTTCGATTTGCGCATCAATACTAGCCGTGGCTTGGTCTTTAAGCTTGTTTAAATTTTCTACTTCCTTGCGCAGAGCTTCATCACGCTCATAAGCATCAAGTTCAGCCTGAGCCGCAGATATAGCCTCAACATCTTGCATATACTGGAACTGACCATTAGAGAATACATAAAGCCCCTTATCCTTGGCCTGAGCCAGATTATTGAGCAGTTGTTCATATTGAATCTGACGCTCAAGCTCATCATTGGTATCTTGCAGGGCTTGAATCTGGTCATCATAGAATTTCTCTATGTCAGATTTTTGTTGCTCAAGTTTATTGATTTGCTCTTCAATCTTGCTAATAACATAATTGACAGCACTTTCATAATCAGAACGTTGTTGCTCAAGAGCTTCTTTTTCGGCTTTTACAGCATCCTCAGCAGCTTTCTTTTGCTGGTCAGCCAAATCCTCGGCTAACTTAGCGCGGCCTTTGTAAATCTCTTCCTCATACTGATACATATTTTGGTTAATTTGATTTACATTAAGGCCATACTCTTTCATATGAGCAGTAGCGTCAGTTTTATATTGCTTTACAAGTTCCTCAAGCTTGGCATAATACTCTTCTTCGGTAATCTCATCAAGATTAAGTTGATGCTCAATGTCTTTTTGTAGAGATTTAAATTGCTCAAGGGCTTTATCAGTATATTTTTTAGAAGCAGAAGATTTAGAACTACCAGAACTAGCAGAGCTAGTAGGAACAGTCGTAGGAGTCTGTGGTACAAAGGACATAAACTCCTTATAAATAGACTGCAAATAAGACTGTCTCGCCTGACTTTCGCTCATACCCTTCATCGTCTGGGTACGAATGTAACCAGACATCTGGTCATGAGTTATAGTTGAAGATGCAGTTAATAAAGTACCAGTAATGCCAGCTTGTGCCGCAAGTTGCTGCAAGGCAGCAATTTTCTCAGAGACATTAAGACTAGTATTGTTAAATACCTTTTCAGATGCTACAAGCTGATAGAAAGCCGCCTCTGTTTTGCCAGATTGACTTGCCGCTGTTGCGAGGCTGTTTACAAGGTCGGTAACTTTGCGAGAGCTTTCAGTAGATGCTTCACCATACTTTTGTGTATACTCAATTGCATTTTTGTAAGAAGAATTAAGTCCATCAAGAGCGTCACGAGCAGCAGTAGACTCATCGCCTACAAGTTGGTGAGCTTGAGCTAACGTATCAAGTTTGCTCGTAACTTCATTGTACTGCTCTAAATCTTCATCTGTTAATTGATGATTAGTCTTTAGCTTATTAGATAATTCATTGGCTTGCTGAATAAGGTCTTGCTCATAAGCCTCACCAGTCTTATAAACCTGACCTTGAACTGTTTCAAACTGTACACCAAGAGCTTCTAATTCTTGCCTCGTTTTCTTAGAAGCGCCCGGAATATAGTTATCAAGATACTTAACAAGCTCCTCATAGGTTTCAAAACTTTGCCCTTGCAGCCCAGCATCAAATCTACCAGCATATTGCCCTGTAATACCAGAAACTTGAATTTTGTCACCAGTGACATATCCGCCGTTTAAGGCTTGTTTAGCTTTCTTTTTAGATAACGTTTCAAGTTTGTCTATCTGGGCTTGTAGCTCGCCATTCTCTTTCTCAAGAGCGTCTTTTTCATTAAGAATCTCTTGAGTACGCTCGTTCCAAGGCAGAGCATTGATTTCTTTAAGACGCTCTTTATTGGTTTGAAGCTTATCGTTAGTATCGCCAATTTCTGTTTTAAGTTCCTCAAAACTCTTGCGGCTATCCTCAGTGGCTTTCCACAGAGCGCCACCTACAGCCAATACCGTAGCCACGCCAAGAATAACAGGCAGAGCCGCACCACCAGCAAGACTTAAAGCGGCAAAAGCGTCTGCCACCGATGTAATACCACCAGCAGCACCCGCTGCACCAGCAACTTGGCCAAGAATTTTAAACTGTTCAATACCAACCTTAAAAATGCCAAGTGCCTTAGTTAAAGACGTTGCGCCCCAACCCAAACCAGTAAGCAATACAATCTGTGCAACAATTTGGCCAAGGTCAGTGTTTGCTATCTGTAACAGACCGTTAGCTAAGTCAAGGACGGCTTTTGCTAAGTCACTAGTAATAACGTTATTAGCAAAATCTTGGAATGTAGATTGAAGTTGAGATAGCTTGGCCTGAATAGACTCCATATATGCAGAGTTCTCACGCATTGCAGAACCTTGAGAATCAAGGGCTTTGTTGGTTGCGCCTACTGCGTGGTCGAAGTTGTTCATTAGGGCCAAGAAATTGTTAAGTTGTGTTGTACCCGCAACAGTAGTAGCAATATACTTTTGACTATTATTGTCAAGAGTATCCCACTTTTCAGCCAAACCAGCAAGCAAATCATAACCACTTTTAAGCTGCCCATTCTCATACATCTCAACGCCAAGCTGTTTAAAGATTTCTGTGATTTTCTTGCCGTTAGATGAAGCATCATCCAAAACTTGAGCAAGATTGGCCATAATAGAATTAAGGCCACGAGAAGCCTTACTTGCGTTCTTGGTTTGCTCCGTGATTGCGGTCATAAGACCAATAGTTTGCTCAAAACTATTGTTCATACCAGCAGACGAAGAAGCGACTACCTTGAGGCCAGTTGCCAAATCGCCAGTGCCTACGGCGAAGTTGTTTGCCACCTCATTCAGCGCATCAGCAATGTGCATAGCATTGCCTTCTACATCGCCTGTTGTTTTATTAAACGCTATTAATTGAGAAATTAAAAACTGTGCGGCATCGCCAGTAGAAATAGATTCATCTGCTACGTTTTGGAACATAGAACTGACCCGTGCCAACTGAGCAGCATCTTGGTCATTAAATCCATTCTTGCGGTATTCAGTCGCCGCACTAACCATTTCTGACGGTTAATTATTAACGCTTAATCTTTTCTTCAAATTCGATTGTGCCCTTTTTAGATTCTTTGCGTTCTTTGACATAGTTGCGATAAGCATTATCGTACTTATCTTGCTGTCTAAATTGGTTTCTGGTGCTTTGACTACTACCAGTAGATAGAGCGACAAACGCCATCGTAAACAGCCAAAATCCCAATGCCAAAACAACCTTATTAGCTTGAACGCCCATAATCAAACATAATACAAACCAAATAACACTACCAATCATATTATATACTCCTTTCTAATGTGAATACATAATATCATATAAAAGATTAAATGTCAATAATTTTTTCCAAAGTTTTTCAGACTTTGCCTGAGTAATTCTTCACCCTATAATTGGAGGGTTGCTCTGTATACTCGATTGACACACCGCTCATCACGGCTTCGCGCCCAATCTGCCCTTTTGTCACGAATATTATATATTATTCGTTACATAATACTTAGGTCTTTCGACCATATATCATCCTTACAGTTGTAATGGTTTCCCACATTCATATAGACATATCTCATCCCATATTGTAGTTGTAAGGCTCTTGAGGCTTTCAAGGGTTTAGGAGCTATTCTCGGTGCTGGTTTACCATCCCATCACCCCGGCTCAGACCGATTTGGTTTACCGGTTCGACCTACTGCCAGTCCCATCTTTGATAATGTAGAAACATAATCATCAAGAGCACTGCCAGATAAATCAGATACTTTTCTAAATTCAGTTATGGAAGTATCAAGCTCTAACACTTGACTTGCAAGCGAACTTACAATATCTATGGTTTTAGAAAGTACCTCATTTGCCGAGTTAAAGTTAAGTTCTAAATCCTGAATATCTTTGCTCGCTTGTCTAATACTGCTTGAGTCAAGGTCAATCTTGGCACCTTTTACTTTATTTAATTGTTCTTGAATTTGTTTTGTTTGTAGATTAACGTCTACAAGTATACTATACTGAGCCATTCACTCACTCCTTTATAGTGAATTTGGCTTGCCAATGTGTTTGACTTTAACTTGGCTATAAGCAATCAATATTGCATCCGCAATATCATCGTCATTTTTTATCGAACAAGCCGACTTCCATACCAAATTAAGCCCAAACAAATTATTGGCTTTTTCTATTGACTTCCTTTTCATTTCAGCCCGTTTAGTACCACTTCTCGTTCCATCAAACAAGCCCATAGGACTACGCCACTGGCTTGGAACCAAAAACTCAATAGGTATATCAAACGAGGCCGCAACACCATAAAAAAATCCTTGCACAGCACCTAACTGCACAAGGACTTTAGGATTCTGCGCCTTTAAGGGCACATCTTCCATATATATCTTATCAGGATGATATTTATTCAATATCTCTATTAGCTTAGGGGCTTGATTAACAGTGCGTTCACGCCAATCTTGGCCTTCGGGCTTAATCACGCCATAAGCTGTCAGTTCTTTTCCATCAAAGATACTCCAACCAGTGCTCTTAGTGGACGCATCAATTCCGCAAACTACCATAAACTATCTCCTAATCTTTTTCAACGAAAATAGCAGAGTTATGTCGGGTATAATTTAACCCCTGTTTTCTCATGCCCTCTTCAAATAATTTTCTTATTCTATTTGGCCCAAGCCATTTAATCAACGCATTCCATACATCACGTTTTTTAGTCCATGCTTGGCCTTTAAACCGTTTATCATATTTAGCATATCCCTCTTGATAGATAGCACCAGCCAACCCCTCATAGATAATATCGGCCAAATATTCTTGTATTGGTTGGCCATCTACAATAGACGCATGATGATTACCAATAGCCGTCATTTTATCCGCGTCATAAGCCATCTCACCCGTTACTTTATTGCCTGTAATATGTGTATTGGTATCCCATGCTTTTTTGAATTGGCCGGTTCTATCATATTCAACAGGGGTATATCCATCATAAACAATCTTTTGAATCAATTGTTCATTTTCAGTCAAAATCTGTTTAACAACATAATCAACAGCATCTTTTAACGCTGGCATAAGCATAGCTTTAACTTGAGCATCGTTCCTCGCATTACTTACCATAATTTTTCATTGCGGCCTTAAATGTATCAGTTTTGACAACTTTAGAAGCATCTTTTAATAGTTTATAGCCAACACGAGTCAAAGATTCTGTATAATCAAGCGCATTGTAAACTTCATCAATATTGATAACATTATCTCTTACACAGTCCATCAGCCCACTCATAACAAACATCTCATGGCCGACTTCCTCAAGTTTCTCTTTACCAATATCAGTAGCGTGCATCAGTACAAGCATATCAATATTAGTCTGTCTTGCAGACCAACTATCATTTTCCTTACTTGCCATCTCAACCGCATTAACAATCTGCTGAATCTGAGCATAAGTTAGATACTGCTGAATATCAATATCATAAGTATTACTATGGATTACCTTTTCCTTTAACGCTACCATTCCATTCATTCCTTTCATTCAATCAAAATTTAACATATTGTGAAACATATAAGATGCCCATACCTAAAACAACTACAATCCAAGGGAAATTATGCTTTAAATAAGCCTGAATATCAAACTTACCAGCTTCTTCTAAAATTGTTACTTTTGATTCAACCGTAGTTAATTTATCAGCCGTGGCTTTATTGGCCTTTTCAAAGTCTGCTTTCATTTCTTTCATTTCTCTTGCTTGTTCGTCCATTTTATCATTTAACTTAACCATGGACATCTGTACATCTTGCATCGTTTTAGTCAAAATCTCGTTGCTTTTGACACTGCGCTGAATTAAATCTTGGAGAAATGGCCGTGTACTTTCAAGCTTGGTGATTCTGTGGTCATGGTCATCTAATTTTGCGTAAATTTTGCTGGTTTCGCCCTCTGCCATTTTGCTCCCTCACTCTCTTAATTTATATTCGCCGGATTTCATTTTCCTAACACGGACATAAAGAGGTGTGTGGTCAAATGGATTTTTTACCTTAATAGTTATGTCATTATAATCAATATATAGCCAACCCTTGCGCTCATCTCGCACTCTGCAATACCCTGTTGGAGTGTTTGCTTGTTGCTTGACCTTGCAATCGTCAGGCATATTGGGAGATGGTTTAAAGCCCCTAATCTTATCACAATAATACATATAAGGACATACAGATTGGGTCACTCTACATTGATTTCCACTTACATATTCACACATTTCTTACTCCTTAAAAAATTGGGAGGGAAGGTTATTCACCAACCCTCCCAAAAAGAAAGATTAAATTAAGCAGTAACGGTTACGGTAGCATAAGCAGGGGGCACGTTAGGAGCATTCTTTAGAGAAACCTCAATAACAGCCACACCATCAACACCGCCAGCACTAACAACGCCTGTTTCAGCCGCCACCTGAACACCAGTGGCAGTAGCGGCAGGGCTAGTTTCAACAGTAAAGTTAAAATTGCTATTATCTTTACGCTGAGAAGCCATACCCTTACCAAACACAGCACGGACAATTAGAGCCTCAGTATCGTTTTGATTCATATCAAGTTCAGCATTTTCAATAGCCAAAGCGATAACATCATCTTGCCATTTAGCGCCATAAATCTCTTCAGTCATAGTGCCATAATAGGGGTCATCCTCACAAGTAGCGCCATCAAGCACAGCCAGAGCCATACCAGTTAGGTTAATAGTAGCAGCAGAAGTAGCAGTCAAAGACAGGTTTTGATTACCTTCAAGCTGGAACTGAGGAATATCAACAATCAGACGGCCATAACGAGTAGCATCAGACTGTGTACCAACCTTGCCACTATACAGGTCAGTCATAACAACGACATGCAAAGTAGCAGGAACGTACTGAGATTTAATAGTAATACTCTTGGCATTTTCATTTTGATAGAAATACTTGACACAATAAACTTGGCCAGCAGTAGCGCCGGTAATGGTCATAGTAGTACCGGCAATAGTACCAATCTGCCAATCACTGTCAGTGGGCTTCTTATACCAACCAATCATAGTGCCATCAAAAGCTACAGGGGTCTCAGTAACAGTAACAGCGCCAGTAGTAGCGGTTAGTTCCTCTTCTTTAACAGAAAGACCGCCAGACTCAATATTAACACCCAGAGACAGCGCCATATAGTTTAAGTCAAACATTGCATCGGTCAAAGTGGCAGTTAGAGTAGAGTCGTGAAAATAACGACCAAGCAAACCATTACCCTGACCACCACGAATATCCTCAGCAGTAATAGCAAAGTCGAAGGTACTTTCAGTCAGAGTTTTAGCATAATTTTCACATAGGGACGTTAATCCTATGCCGCTCACTCACACCTTCATAAGTAAGCTGCTCATGCTTTCACATGAGATAAGACTATATGTTCTTCTTATTCATTCATATCTATAAACACAATATGGTGATTATCCTTGACTAAATAATCAACCGCATTTTTAATTTGTTCAACGGTTGGCATTGTATCAACGCAATTCGCCTTGATACGTACAACTCTATAACCCATATTCATCAGCACTGAGTTTCTTGCTCTGTCCTTTGCCTCTCTACCTTTATGCCAATAGATACCATCGTACTCAAAGTCAATTTTAACTCCATTAACAACAACGAGGCAGTCGAGTGATAGGTTCCCTTCTGGATAATTTGGATAACAGTTGTCTTCGCCATACATCCGAACAAGTAAATTACACATCTCTTTTTCTGCCTTAGAAGATGGTGTTGTACCATTCTTATAAAATGTCTTTCGAGCCTTAGCTTGAATATCCTTAGACTGATATGCGTTCGGCACACCATACTTATCAAGGCAACTCTGAATAGTCTTTGCTCTAATATCTGGGTCACACTGAGAACTATTGCCGCCATACCGCTCATTATTAGTCTTGATGGCCTTTTTAACAACCTCAGCGCTCTTCATGGCGTTATCAACACCATACCTATCCATTATAGAGGCAACTATTGTTTCTTTAACAGAAGAAGATGCAATCGCCCATTCATTACCATAACGTTCAAGATTAGTAGCTTTTTTCTTCTTAATTACAGAAGGCACGTTTGCTACATTGTCAAAACCATATTTGTCTTTCACAGCTCTTGGTAATTTTATCTTAGAGGCACAGTTTTTACACAAGTCACCAAGTTCTGGGTAAGTAGCAGACACCCAATCATGATACTCTGTACTAAATATACCGCCACAACAATCACAGCGATATTCAATTCGAGTATGAGAACCATTAGGTAAATCATTGGTTTTTACCACAATCTTCTTGCCAACGTCAATAACATCTTTGCCGGTTTTATCATTACGTTTCATTGGTATATCATAACCAAGTGCTTTATAATATCCTGCGTTTCTTGATGTAATCACCATTTCAACCTGTTTTGTCAGTAACATATTACACCTCCTTTTTGTTTAATTATATAACATTTGCCTAATTTTGTCAAGTTTATATGAATGTAAGAAGTGGATTTTTCGAGGCACTTGCCCCTACTCCCCCGCAAGGGGATAGTCGTTGAGCGTGTTCCTTATAGCATAGCTACTTAGGACTTTCGTTGCTGAAGAGCCATTATATCGATTACTTAGGATTTAACCTTATAATCATCCTACAACTTTTTTCTACTTTCGTCACCATTCAGCTTGTCGTTTCCAACTACTGTTTAGGCTTGTAGGCTTTAGGCATTGCCAGCATTTAACACAAAGTACACACTGATTGCTCAATGCGCATGGCCTTATTTTACCACACCAACAAGGTCATTGCCCTTAAATAGCAGAGCAGTGCCTACACCAGCTAGAAAATGATTCTGTGCCATTATAACATCCTCCTTATTTATTTACAAATTTATCATATACTTGAGACAAATTGTCTCCATAATCTGTCCCTGAAGTTGTTTTTATAGCGTTTGCATTGCTACCCATAGATTGAGCATATTTGTCAGCGTCAGCCATATAACCATCGTATTTACCTTTCTTTTTCTTAAAAATCCAATGGTCAATTTCATTCCCTTTACCAGCATATAGCAAAATAGGCCGAGTTGTCTCAAACTCAACCTCACCATAAACTTCCTCAAACAACAGACTGTGACTTCTATAAGTCATATTCATTTGTTCTTGTTTACTTATCCCACAATGCGCCGTAATAATCGCCATACGCCTCTCAATAGTGGGCGGTTCAACACCAGCGTTTTTTACAGCGTCAACCTCAGTCATCATCTTCTTAATCTCAGGATTGATATACTCATCGTCATAATGTATCAAGTTCTGATACATAATGATTTTACGAATGTTATCAAAATCTTTCGGCCCTATTGAAAAGTCATCATTTATCTTCAAATATGGCCTTGAATTATCATCAAACCCCACATAAGGATTTTCAACGTGTAAGCAATATTTGAGAATATTGACAAATTTACTTATGTTAATTTCATTTTGAAACAAAACATTATAAATAAAAGCTAAATAAGACATTTGAATAATCTCAACTGAATCCGAGGCGTTTTTATCAATATCTATTACAGACATACTTGATAAAAAAATTTCACTGTCTTTCACAGCGATAGGATAAATAAGCAATGTTTTATCTTTTATTTTATATTCAACAGGCAAGTCAAAGTAAAAATATGCTTTGCGATATAGGTCTAAATTAAGATTCGCACCCATACTCCTCACCTGTATCTCCAACATTAACAGCCAAGAAAAGCTGAACGCCAGTGAATGTTTTAGAATTGCCAATGGTAGCACGGCCTAACGCATATCTTGACATATCATCAAAGAACATTAATTTACCAACGCCACCAACTTCAGCGCCATTCAACACAGTCATCACCTTGTTAATAAACAAATCGCCTCTGCTAACAGGGATTCCATTATATTCTACAAGGCTCATTTGACCTCCATATAAGAAGTCAAACGCATATACTACTGTGCTACTATATAGCTCTTTGGCATGAATATAATAGTCATAGATTTTAAGCACACACTTGCTTTCACAAATAGCGTCTTCTACTAATGGCGTAAAGAATACACCAAATTTCTCTTGAGGCCCATTTCGCCAAATCAACTCTAACTTTTGGTCAAAAGTCAAATTAGGCTTAGATAGTGCATCATAACTATTATATTGCAGCAATTTCCACAAATCTTCAGCTGCATCTTGACGGGCAAGATAAACAAGTATATTATATGGAATATAAGGCAAAGCCGATAATGAATTATACATAACTTACCTCCTTATCCCATCATGCTTACAGCTTGAATATCAAACTTGGTCGTTTTACTGATATTATATGTTTTATCAACAATAATGGCATTCATTATTAAGGGCGTAGTGCTCCGCTTATTACAAGTCAACTGCCAGCCAGACGTTGTTTTCTCGACAGTTAAATATTCACTGTCTACATTTATTCTAACTGTCTCAGGCTTAATTTCTACACCACCAATGGACACCTTAACATCAAATTCAATAGTTTGATATTCTCTAATCTTATTAAAAGCCGGGTCAAGATAAATCTCAGGCTCAACAACTTGTTCGCCAACAGTAATCTTAATACTGTCTGTAACGGCCTCATTGCCACTCAACGTGACGGCAATATCCGCACTCTGGCCGACTTCACCAACTACAGTATAATTGCCGGTTTCGGCAATCGTGACAATTTCAGGATTACTAGTTTGCCAAATAACCGGCCTATCAACCTCTTTACCATTTAACACAACGTCAACGGTCAGAGTACCAGTAGAACCAGCACTTAATGTCATGTCGGCAGAGTTGATTTTGGCTTTATAGTTATAATCTCCATTATAAGCCACACCATTAACTAAATCATCGCCATCATGAATCTCATCCAAATACAAATCAAGATACAATAAAGTATCGTAATCTGTAGTCAAGTTAAGATTCAGAGCGTTTTGATAACCATACAGCTTAAAAGGCCGACCGCTAAGAACATATCTTGTGTTGGTCTTGAACAACCGTAATGTATTGACATTGCCTTGTACCATAACAGTAGCATGGTTGTTTGGTGTTAAGATATATCTGGACACCTGTACCGAGGGGCTTGACATATCATAATCAACCACGCAAGGAGCACTAAACACCGAGCCATTCTCAGGGTCAACAATTTTTAGAACGTTGTTGCATCTTCTTAATCCAGCATCTTGAGCAATGCCACTGAAATGGCCAAATTCATTACAAATCCACCAAGAGTTATAAAACTGATAATATAAACCTCGTGCCACAATATGGTTAATATCACGAAAATAAATCTTAATGAAATCACCTGAATCTCTCATACCAGTGGTCACATCGCCAACAGTTGTCTTAACCCATGCGTCAACAATCTTATATTCATCAGACCCAATTTCGGTTTGTTCTTTGATTTCCCCACCATTCTCAGGTGTTTTGGCGGCAGTATTGTCCCAAGACTGGTTAATAAAAGACTGAGCCAAATCCCGGTAATAATCGTTTGGAGTGGCCCCGCCAATGATGCTATACTCGATAGGCATGACGATAGCCCTCCTTTTCTTTTTCAATTAGCTTAATCATGTGCAAGACGACACGCCGAACATCCTCTTGTTTGGCCTCGCCTCCTAAATGAATAAGCCCTTTGATTAAATCACAGATTTCTTCATTGCCCCGCCCAACATACTGAATATATACTCGGCTTAAATAAGACCGATAACATTGTAAAGCAAAATCATCTTTTTCACGAATAGCCGCTTCAAAAAGGGGCAAAATTTTATAAATTCCATCTACCCTTTTATTCTGACTCATGCCCTCACCGCCTTAAAAACCGTAAGAATCAAGGTCAAGTAGTAGATACTCTTGTGTTGCCCTATCGACTTCTTCTCTTAGCTTATCAATGACATTTTGCTTTTCCTTAAAATTCTGAGATTCGCTGTTATAAGAATACTGATTCTTAATGCCCAGCTTTAGCGCAATCTGCGCCGCATTGTTGTTTTCTCTCTCCCACCAAGCAATCACCCAATAACGAGAAAGAATATAAATCTCAAGATTAGTTAAATCAACGTCAAACTCACGAGTTTCAACGTTATAAGTCAGGTCTTGCCGACATTCGGTAAATTGAGGAAGGGCGTTAAAAAGTAGGCCATCACAGAATTTCTGAAAATTATCATAGCTATTCTCAAAGAGCTTATTCAGCTTATAATCTTCAACAATACTGAGGGCCAATGTTTCAATCTGGTCGAAACTTGTCAACTAACATCACCCCTTATTCCTCTTCTTCAGGTGTAATGCTCATTAAATCCTTTCCACAGAGCTTGCCAATCTCGACAACGATATTGGCATCAATAGGTAGCCCGTTTAGCTTACGATTAACAACCATATCCACAATAATCTCTCTCTGCGCCATAGAAGCCTGTTTATAAATCTCACAAACATCGTTAGCGTTCTGCTGAAGCAGTTCCTTAAGCTGTTTATCGCTTAGAATTTCCTCATAAACGCCACTCAGGTCATTCTTATTCACAAACTCCTTGTCTGCAATATACACCATGCCACTTGCGACAGTGTTGGGCATATTGGATAGGATAGCTCTAGCCTCAGACTCAGGAATCATCTTATAGCCAAACTGCTTATCAATGTGATACATTCTATTGCCCTTGAGGGTTAGACCACCGGGCACAAGGCTAATAAACTTAATACCACGAGCCGCCTTTTCCTCAATATTTACAGGATTGGTAGCGGCCTGAGCTTGCATCATAACCTTGATTTGGGCCATTAAGTCTGCCATCTGCTGTTCCTGTTCAGCAATCTTGGCCTTTAGAGCCTCGTTCTCCTCAACAGCAGAATTAGTAACCTCAGCAGTCTCAACAACCTCTGCTTCTGCGGACTTGACTTTCTTAGTGTTAGCCATTTTATTTAATCTCCATTCTTTCCATTTAATTCAAAAAAGGGGCCATATTTCAGGCCCCTTAATAAAAGTTAAGGATTACTCAGTAATCTTGTACTCACCAACATAAGCAGCACCAACGAACTCGGCGGCATAAGACTTACGAAGGGTGAAATTCTGAGAGATGTCAGCATTGTCATAGAACTGATTGCTATTGGTTAGAGTGGTACTCATAGCCATAACAACAGGCTTAGCAACAGCGGCAGAAACAACATACAGGGTGTTGTCATCTAGAGCCATGCCAAAATCAGCAGAACCGGTAGGAGCCTGAGGTAGCTCATAGATACCAAAACCATAGAAGTCCTTCACATAAGACACAACGGGGTCACGGCCATCAATAACCAGACGGCCACCCAGAGTGCTGTCGGGTAGAACGTTCATTAGAGCGGCGGCAGTACCCATAATGACGGGCTTGGCCATCATGTTATAAGCCTGAACACGCTGGGCAAGCTGAACCAGCTTCTTACCGTCAAACGCACCAGTCTCCTTGAACTGAGTGGGATAAGTGCCAGCGGCCAGACCAGCATTCAAAGAAGCAATAATCTCAGCGTTCATATCAAGCTCAATAGAGATGATGATAGCACGAACGGCCTCAGCAAGGTCATCCTTACCAGCCAGAACACGAGCCATATCAACATAAGTGGTAATGATATGCTCAACGGGGCTGATTTCAACATTGCCAGCATACTTCTTCTGACGGAAGGAGGTACGCTCACCACGAGCGCCACGAGACACAGTATACAGGGTCTTGGGAGGAATCTTCAGATTCACAACGTCAGCATAACCAACAGTGCGGAAATCCACGAAGGGAGCAAAGGTGGCCTGAACATAAGCGGGTAGAACCACGTTGATGGTGGCGTTAATCAGAGCAAAGTTGGCATAGCGCAGCATGGGGTTGGCCAGAGCCACATCCATATTATTCTTGTCAATCTTCTGACCAGAGATACGCTCAAGTTCAGCAAAATAAGCCTCACGAATCAGAGGAGCCTTCTCAGCAATGGTACGAGACTTATCATAAGAACCCATGTTCTGACCCCACTCTTCAGCGGCCTTGTGATTATGATAGTCAGCGAAAGCAGTATAGAAAGTGGTATCGCCCTTGGCAAAAGCCACAACTTCATTAGGCATAACAGACATATTTATAATCTCCTTTATTATTTATTAAAATTTAATTTAAATCTGCTTTGAATTAAGCCAGCTTCATTAGAACCCAAGTCTTGATAGCTTCGCCACCAATATCCATGGTACGAGCGCCAAGCACCTTAAAATGAGCGCCAGATTCAGTAGTATTTGCAGTCAGTTTACCAGTACTTTGAACAGTAGCAAAAGTAGCGGAAGAAGCGGGTTCAGCAGTGAAAGCACCAACAGAAACCTCAATGCAGTCGCCCTTGATTAGACGCTTAACAGAGATGGGCTTGCCAGCCTCGTTGGTGAAATAGCGGGGGTCATCATAGACCTGAGCATCCACATTGTAGCCCTGAGGTGGAGTGCCAGCAACAAGGTCAGGGTTAGCGCCAGCAGTCACAGTAAACTCGTAAGCACCGTCACCAGCGGGAGACATAGCACCCAGAGTCAGGAAAGTGCCGTTATCAATTTCAGTAGCAGCGATGCCGACAAGGTTCAGAGAATCTACGTCCCAGAAAGCTGCATGAGTGCCGTTAAACACGGTATGATTCTTAGCCATAATTAAATTTCTCCTTTATAACAATAATTTTTTAGTTTAGTAGAGGACAACTATTCCTCAAACCAGAGTATTACTTGTTTTCAAGTTTTTCCCAAATACTATTGGGGTCAGAATGTTTAATGACCTTGGGCATAGCAAAACTAAATACACCCTTATCATCTTTCTTAATGTTCTTCTTTACTTCGCTAAAGCAAGTGGCCTTGACCTTGTTGCTCCAAGCATCAATATCATTTTCGCCACAAGATAGTCCCTCAGCCTTAAATTCTGCAAATTGTTCATCGTTGATATAAGTACGGACTTCCTCCATAACACTATCCACACGGCAAGCCATTTCCTTAGCAACAACAGCGGCCTTATAAGCCCGTAGTTCCTCAAGCTCAGTGTCCTTGTCCATGATGATATGGTCACGTTCCTCAACGCTCTTTTCAAGCTCAGCAATCTTAGCCATCATCTCGTCCTCAGACATCTTAGTGGGTTCCTCTTTATGCTCGTTCTCGTCCTCATCATCCTTGTCATCAGACTCATCATCTTCATCCTTGGGGTCAGCGAACTTGGTATACTGTTCAACATTTTCTGGTTCAGCAAACTTCTTAATATTGTCAGTATCAGTAAACTCTTGCTTTACCTCGACAAGCTCCTCATCATAACTAAAGCCTTCCTCGGTCAAGCTAAAGTTAAGACGATATAGTTTCTGGTCACGGTCAATAAGAATAGCGAACTTCTGATTATCCTCTTCATAAATGCCCTGAATACAATAATCCCAAGCATCATGTTCATGGATAGCATGATAAACATGACCCCAAAGGTCACCAATGTTTACAGCGCTAAATTCAATCTCAGCCATCTTTTCCTCCTTTCCACCTTCATTGTCATCCAAATCAAGTTTCTTATAAATCTTTTCAATTTTATTTACAACGGTAGTCTCGTTCTCTTTCTTGGCATAACCAAGAGCAGAGGTAAGGCCGTCCCGGTTGTATACAAAAGTGTCACCTTTAAGTTCCATCACTGGATACTTTAGATGTTCAGAGGGAGCTTCTTCCCAACCATCTTCGACAAGCATATAGACAGCCTTAACAAGGGTAGCCTTGTTGTTGGCCTCCATAATCTTATCTCTCATGGTCGTTTTATCCACTTCGCCCCATGCCTTATCAGACATGGCCTCTTTGGATTTATCAATCTTATAAGTCTTAGCCATACTTTCAATACGCTCCTTGGCAAACTTTTTCAAGGGGGTGAGATTATGTTCATTCATTTTGTTAAAATAAGCATCTGCATCTTCTTGAGAGAAACGAATCATAGTTACATCGGACTCAGGGCAACTGGGTTTAACAGCCTTGCCGAGAGTGGTCACACCTACAATGTTCAGAGATAAAACCTTATCGTTCGTATCATCGCCATTTTCGGTCTCAACCCTCATCTCAACACTAACCGCCCGTTCATTATCATCTACAAACATATCATAATATTTCTTTGCATACATCTTAGAGATAACAGCCGTTGCATAAGCCCTCAAATAACCATCATCATCTTCCACGAACTCAATTTCTTGCTCTTTGGGAAAAATACCCATAATTTGTTCATCAGGCTCGTGCGTAGTAGCATCAGTGCCAAGCCAATTCATCTTGGCCACCATCCACTTGCCTAAAACCGTGCTTGCGCATTCTCTCAATACTTTTTCAGAAATCTCAAGCCCATGACTATTTGGCCGTGTGCTTAAAAAACCAACTTTGGCGATTGCGAACTCTTTTTCATCGTAATCGTCAAATTGAATTTGCTGAATAGTATCAACAGCAAAGTTAATAAGTTTTTCCAACATCTCACCTCACTTCTTTATTAGGATTATATCAAGACTCGACAACGCCAAGTCTTTTTAACACTTTGTCTAATTTATTAGACTTTTTAAAATAAACGGCCCCATTATCCATATAAGAAGGGGCGACACCGGCTTGATGGATAGCAAACGCCAAATCTTCATCAGCCATAAAATATTTACTTAGGTCAGATGGTGTATCTCTAATAACCATTACTTATTCTCCCCAAGAATCCAAAAGTCAGGAATATCATGGTCATAGGCAGGGCTATCGCCATAAATATCAATTTTATCGCTGAGCAATATCACTTGCTCAACAACCTTATTTACATCTTCCAGCAAATCAAGCAAATCTGCATAAACATGAATATCATTGTTATCAAAAGCGATTTTAGCACAACCCATCATCATTGCTTGGAAATTAATATTAACTTTTTCAAGGTCTTTAATAATCTCGATTACAGAACTATAATCTTGGCCACCTTCAGGTGTTGCCGCATAGTAAACAGGGATGTTGTAACGCTCTAAACATTTCTCGCCAATCAAATCAGACAAAGCGGGGTAATAATGAGCAATACCATGATGCACCAAATTAGCAGTCTGATTATATGCGAACTTAACACCAAGAACGCTAACCAATCTATCCAAATGACGGTTCATCTTAAAGCACTCACCAATCAACTCTGTAACAGCATTAATAGTATTTTGTGTCACTAACATATCTTTCACCTTCTTACTGGTCATCATTAAGTTCTGCTGAATCAGATTTATCTAACCTGTCTTTTTCAGGTCGACCACCCATGTCTCCACCAGCCGTTGTGTTTGTATTCAACATGAGTTGACTATACTTATTAAGCCAACCACTATTCTTGCTGGCCATCAAGCTCTTCTCAAATACAACAGGGTTCATGCCAATCAAAGACGCATAAACAGAACTATCAAACACAACTCCCTTATCGGCCAATTTCATTACATTATCAAATCTCTGTTGGCGCTCACTGCGATAAGTAGACCCATTAAACACAAACTGCCACTTAAATTTCTTAGTAAGCTGATTACCAAAGAAATTCATAAACTTGCTAAACTGGTCATATAGAGGGCGCATAGTTTGATAGGTTTCATTCTGCCCAGCCTCAATCTCAGCATTAGACATTCTGTCAGAGCTATAAATAACCCTGCTTACGTTACTACCAACACCAGCAGTAGAGCTTACTTGAGTAGTATACATTGAGGGGTTGCTATCGTTATACTGGAAGAACTTGTTGTCACCAGTAGGCATGGCCGCAACCTTAATTGTGTTACCAAGACCTTGCTTCACCTTAGACATAAAAGCGCCCAGCGTCTTAGGGTCGATTGCGAACTGGTTTTTCTGTGTACCAGACTTAGCATTATCAAACAACTGAATAGCACCAGCCAAAATACCATAAGCAGCATTTATGTCCTTATCCAACTGCAACTGCTGAACTTCGTCATCAGTAATGGCGTTCTTTAGCAGAGGGGCAAGATAAGGTGTGGTGTTAAAGTTGCTAAGATTCATTTTGAAGCAGAAGGCACCATCATTAGGGCTTGTCTGTGTCCACATAGCATAAGTGCCAACACGGTCTGCAAACGGATTGGTAGGGCGATAGTCTTTGAAAGACTCGTTTTCACTAAATACACGCTTATAATATTTTTTAAAAGCAGGGTCAAAACTATCAATGTCTACGCCCGGATTTAAGAAATACTGCATATTAAAGTCAAACAACGGCCCAACATCGCTCATGGCAGTCATCATACAATAGTCTTGTGGTAGCATCTGCAACGCATACCGCATCTGACCTTTATTGCCCCACTTGGTTTTGCGCCACCAGCAATAATATACTTCATGCAACAAAACCTGTTCAACTACTTTTCTAAACTCGCCCTTATAGTCAAACTTTAGCAGAAAATCATCAATTCGCCGTTTATCGTCCTTATATGCCTTTGTATCGTAATCAGATTCATCAGCATTGATACAGATACACTGTAGGTCAAAGGCCAAAGAGTTGGCATAGTTTTTGATGGTTTTGGCGAAAATCATATCAAAGCAGTTTAGATACTCCATATAGCTCTGAATATTTTCTGCATTATTACGATAATCAGATAGTGCTTGTCTAACGGCCTTAGATGTGGCTTCTCTTGCATCATTGTTAAGGTTTTGCAGAATAGCGTTACTCAGCCAAGGCGACCATACATTATACATCTCGCCATAAGCCAATCCAGAAGCAAAATCAATAACATCTTGGACTTGGGATTTAGTTAATTTTTCAGGCATTTGTCACACTCCTTTCTTTTAGATTAAAAGACAAGTTGAATATCATCTATATCAACATCATCTTCTTGCATAGATTGGTTGTATTTGTTTTCAAGTTTACTAGCAATATAATTGCCGTAAGATAGACAGACAGCACGGTCTTTAGTCCCCATTCGGGGTTCTTTTAATTTCACCCTGCCATCCTTAAACTCAGCACTTAGATTAACAGCCTCTTGTATCATCAAGTCAACTTGGCCATATGGAGCAAGCTCCTTTGCTAAATCCTCACTTGACAACTCAAAAAACTGGCCATTATCCTCAAGCACCTCTTGTCTATTCTGAGTAGGTATCAAGAACTTAACATTATTGCTTTCAAGCTGTTTCTTCAACTCAACCCACATAATAGCGTTGAGTTCACTTGTGCCAACAACAGGAACAATACAAGGTAAGGCGTTTTTATCAACTGTTCGCCCCACCAAGTCATCTATCTTATTGTTTGGGACAACGTGTAAATCTTTGTCATTTACAACAGTAAAACCACAAGAGTTCCACATATTACCACGTTCAGGGTGTTCCCATTGCATAGTCATGCGGTTATAAAGGACTTCGCCGCCACTACGAAGGTCGGGCACATAATAATCGGCCTGATAGTCCCAAAACAACTCTCTTGCTCGGTCAGCAGCGCCTAAGCTATCACTAGCCGGGTGTCCCTCAATGTAGTCTACATGACGCTCGAATCGGTTACCTTTCCAATGTAAAGACATCAGCATAATAATGGTATTATCGTTTGCTTCACGAGAGGTTGTATTAGCGAAAGCATAGTCTGTGATTACCAAACGCAACTCATTATCTTTCTTAGGGATATTACCTAAGTCTTTCATTGTATATATGTCTATACTGGTAGGCGGTATGAACGCTTGTTCAAGTGTTTGATTTTCCTTAAAATTCTGTATCTTAAAGAAAGCATCTTCAGCCTCGCCTATCATCTCATTCAAGTCCTCCATGCGATAATCCATATCACTTGACATTTTCCTTGAACGGCGCAAATCGCCCCACGTTTTTAGGCCATTCGCAATAGACAAGAATATATCGCCAGCAAAAACATTGTATTGCGTCCTTTTATCATTATAATACCCTGTTACACACCCCTTGAATGTTCGCCAAAACCACTCAAACCGATAACGAGCAGACGTAATATAAATAGATTGACATTCTTCAGTCCATCGTTTATTATTAGAATACTCAGGGTTTTCAATGATATACTTCGCTTGTCTTGGGTGTGCCATCTTTTCAAATACTGAGTCAATAATACCTTTCTTTAACAAACGACACTCTTCATAAATCAACAACGTAGCTCTACGGCCACGAGACCCTTCGTTAGCTGGTAACACCTCAAGTGTAGAACCATTTAAAGCACAAGTTATCTTGTAACCATCATCACTCTTGGTAATAACCAAATATTCTTTCTCATATAAGAAAAGTAAATAAGGCGATAGTTTTTTAATCAATTCGTCCCTTATCTTTTTTTCTACAATAACGTTGGCTTGGGCGATGGTTGATGCAGTAATAATAACCTCAGAATATGGGTAAAGCAACATCTTTACTATTGCGGCGAGGCCAACCATAAAAGTCTTTGACAAGCCACGGCTACAAATAGCAAAGAATACATCACTAACGCCCATCAGATATATCATCAAAGCCTGAAACGGCTTTAATTTAATCTGCAACACTAAGTCTACAAAAATATGCCAGTTACGACGAAACAGAGTAACCCAGTTAATGATATTATCTTCTTTTTCTTGAGATGTGAGTTTATGAGATGAACGTAATTGAGTGGTTATAAGATTGTTTTCCATGAACTGTCTACGCAGTCCACCCATCCGACTACGCATTATTCTTCACCTTTTTGAATCTCAGGGTAGTCACGAGTATTGGCGATTAAATTCCTCATACATCTCATAATCTCGGCCCACTTAATACCAAAACCACTAAAATCTTTATATTTCTCTAAATCTTCACATTCACATGGCTTGGTATTTTCAACCATCCAGCACATACGTTCAATATGTTTTTCAACCTCACTCTGTTTATTATCTTGGAACTTATCAAGTTTGAGCAAAGCCATATTCTTACGCAAACTTTCTTCGGCCTTGGTTATCTCACCAATATCACCGTTTTCATCGGCCTTGCGTTTACGCAATTCAGCCTTACATAAATCTCGGTATCTTAACTCAAGGGCAGTATCCATATTGGGCAAATCTTGTGTGTACATATCAAAAAAGGCGTTTAACAGTTCGTAATCCTCGACCTCAAACTTGCCCCAAAGACGTTCCATCTCAGTCAAGTCCAAAGGCGGCTTATCCTCTATTTTTTCTCTTTCTACGCCAGTATCCACAAAGTCACTCAACTTCATGTCGCTCTGCCAAAAGCCCTCTATAACAAAGCCCAGTTCCTTGAGCGTATTGTGATAGGCCATAAACAAAGTAGACCCATTAGACCCACCACTCTTGCGGCTAACAGCCATGTCATAATATTCTCTAATAACAGGATAACCCATCTCAGCGCACAGACACCACAATGCCCCGCCCTCAGACTTTAATTCTTCCTGATATTGCTTAAATCTAATGTTAAGACAAGCACGGCAAAGTGGTAGATATATATTATGATGAGGGTTGAGGCTTTGAATAAAGGCCGTCTTTTCTTTTGGCTTCATACAGCCTACACACCATGTTTGTGTAGTCCTATTAAACTCTGCCATGTTTCCCCTTTCTCTACATAGGAAAAGAGTGGGCCAAGTTGTCTCCCTTAGCCCACACGTCCCATGAAGAATATCCAATAATTCCTTATATTCAGTTTTGCTGGTAGTTTGGCTTTAGACCACTTACCAGAGATACAGGGCATAGCCCTTAGAATCACCTCCTCTCATACTTTAGTCAGATATTTTCTGACAGTTGGACGCAAGGTTGTGACCCTCCTCTCATTTGAGAATTTAATTAATGTCTTACCTTTCGGTTGGTAAGATATTCAAACCGCATAGCGGGATGAATCAATTTAGGTAATAAATCTTGTTAAAACATTCACCATCTTCGTCAAAACAAGCAAAATAAGCACCAGCACGATTATTTTTCATAATGCTCTTGGCAAATGGGTCGGTTCCGCACATAGACGGAACACGAATCACTCTTTTAGACCCTACATTGCCAACTCCAACTGCCTTGCTTGATTCGCTGTGAAAATGAGCGCCATAACAAGCATCAATGGTAACATTATACAAATCCTCAAAATATTTCATTAACATTTCAAGGTCTCTTGTTTCTCCATGAGCGAATAACAGGTTTTCATTAAAAACTGTTGTGAAATACACATCATCATAAGGCTCAACCTTAATATTTTCACAATCTTTCAATCTTAAAGACACAAAAGCATGAATAATATATTCAAGGTTTTCTTCTGGAAACTCTGGCTTTTGAGAAAGATAGCGTTGAACCGTATGATTGCCGGGAACAAAGGCCACCTCAATAGGTACTCCAAGCCGATTCTGTACTTCAGCAAGCCAATTAGAAACAAATTCGGCGAACTCTACCGTAGATTTAACCACGGGCTGACGTAACTTAACTAAGCTTGAGGCTCGAATAAGACCTTCAAGAGAATCCCCATCAAATACAATCTTTAACTTATCAATATCAAGGTCATCAGCGTCCATTTTTGCAAGTAAAGACCACATTCTTGTTTTGAATATATCTTTGTTATATATATTCGCAACTTCACCCATTAAACCTTTAACTGTATAATTGCTATCGTAATGAGCATCAGCTACTACAAGCAATCCAATCTTCTCTGCTGGGTTAGTATGATTAAAATGTTTAATCTCGATAGGAGACAAACCGGCAATAGATTCTTTTAATTGCTCAATAAGCAGTTCATTTCTACCAATGGCTCGATAATATTCTTGTGCTTGAAGATTGACCGTTTGTAATTTTTTGCGTTCTTTGATAAGTTGCTCTTTTGCCTCGGTCAGTTCTTGAATTTCATCAATATCCTCGGCCTCAACGTCTCCCATATCCTCAAGATGTTTCAAAAAGATACCAAAAACCTTTGCTCCTCTGCGAATATACTCATCCGCAAACACATCCCTATAATCTGAACCAAGCACTTTCTCGGCCCAATCTTGATAGCTAATGACTCTATCCTCAAGCTCTTGAGTCGCTATCTGCGCTTTGCTCAATAATGTCATATCCTATTATCCCTTTTCTTCTTTTTCAGCATATCTCCACTTGAACCCGCCAGCCGTCTTTTGCTTTCTGAATGGGCTGCAACAATTAGAAATATAAATTTTATCAATTCCTGTTGCAATACCGGCAGCAGTCATAGACTCAAACACAGCAATAGTATTTCCGTCCATATCCATTTGGACTACAGCACGAGCAGTGGTTGATTGACCAGCCGTTCTTTTATTGGTCTTAGCCTTATCTTCCCTCTTTTTCTCAAGTAACTTTTGGAACTCTTTCTTTGCCGACTCTCGCCGTTGTTCAATTATTTCGTCAACACAAGCGCTTGCCGCCAAACTGTCAGCCCTAATCTGTCTTGTGTAATCACGCTCAGTTAAAGCCCCTTTTTTGAGCCTCTTACGATATTTCCTTGTCACGCCTTGCATATTTACATCATTGATAAAATCATCTTCAGGCGTAAATATCGGCACAATCCGACCCGGAACAAGGTAAGTTACTTCTTTACCATTTGGCATCCGCTGTTTTATATAATGGCTTTCTTCCTCTTTTATCGTAAAAGTCCCTATCCCCGGTACTCTACAACACCCGTTATAAAACACTTCACGAATAATAACCTCTTGAAAAGCAGACCACCATTCAGCAGCGGTTTGGATAGAGGTGGTGTCTTTCCAACGACAGGCTTGTTTGAAGAACTCTTTATTAGTGGTCATCATGCCACGAAAATTATTCACTTGTGCCATCGTCTACATCCTCTTCATCGTTTTCGTCATCTTCGTCATAATTAACTAAACTCGTGTTAGCGGGATTTTCCTCACCCACATCAAACAATGTAGCCTCTTTTTGCTTTTCTGCCCATCTGTTGCTTAGTCTTAACACCGTTTTCTGGAAACCCGGAACATCTTTGGGTTCAGTATAACATTTCTTTTGCGGGTTCCATCTCCGCACATCAGCACGAGGAGCAACCTGTTTCCAACTAAGATGTCCAATACCCGGAATAGGAACTTCAACCTGTCCTAAAAGCCCCTCTTGGATAATCTCGCCATAAATATCAAGAACAGACTTAATTATATCTGCTTGAAGCCCTGTTCTAAGAAAAATTTGATAGGCCACCTCTTTTTGAGTTAACCTTGGTTTTTTTGAACTATAACCAGCCATATTTTACTCCTTTTCCCTAATATTCCGTCACTTTATAGACCACTAAAATCGTCAGACCCTTGTGCCCCAAGGGTTTCAGAGGTTGCAACCGCCAAACTTTTCCGTTCTCTGGTTTTTTGGCGGTTGCCCTCTACATAACACTCGTCAGAGCAATAAACATCTTGGTTGCCACGTTTAGGCTCAAATCTGCACCCACAAATGGGACACACTTTGCCGCTAACATTGTCCTTGAGATTAGCAACAATGACATCCCCAAAACAAGCCCACAGCATTTTCTTTGTGCTAGTCTTTTGTACAGTATAAAGATAAGCCACAAGAGTATTCACCACATAATCAAGTTCTGCCCCTGTTTCTTCAAGAATCTTATCTCGGATGTATTGATACATGAACAAATCTTCTTGATTGCTGTGATTTTCATCTTCGGCCTTAAACAAATAGTTCTGGTGAGTATTGTAATACTTATACCGCTCAACAATTTTACTATTCTCTCGAATGTCAAAACCAATATCTTGTTTCATTAGCATCCGATAATCAAATCGACCAATCGTCTTACAATACCGAATGTTTCTGTCTGGAATAGATAGACTTAGCCGATTCATAGCCGATTCATTCGCTTGCTCGACTTGATGTGGTAATTTATCTTTAGCGAATTGAAAGAAGTGAGGCACGTTCGCCTTTGTATAAGATTTAATAATTTTATCAATTTCCTTGGGGCGAGTAGGAATATATAAAGTCTTAGCCGCATCGATGACAAAGTTGTTTTCCATGCACAGCCAACGCACAACATCAACCTCTTGTTGCCCCACATGGCCATTGTTCCAAATCTTAGTAATATTGTTACTGATAGGCCCTATGTTACCAGTTGTATAAGCTTTAGTCATCCCATCATATAGCGCCTGATTGCTTAACTCGCCGCCTTTGGCCTTTTTCATCTCGTAATATAAAGGCACTATATTTTGCATATTGCGTTTAGCAATCTTGGTTAAAACCTTATCTTTAATAACCAATGTTTTATCGCCATCAACGTCAAACTGAAGAATCCTTGAGATTGTATCATGGCAACTTGTGTACACACACTTGGTCATACCAAACCACTTATCCAGTTCTTCGTTCCGAACGTTATTTCTAATCGGCCATTCACGATATAAGTGGGGGCTTCTTAAACAAGCTAACTCATCGCTATCACGATAATCTCTACAATAGACTTGGCCATCCTCTAACAATCCCTTGGGGTTTTGTTCACCCAAAAACAACCACTCGCAAAACGCATACAAATCAGGGCTAAGAAAGGTATAGTGACCATTAACTCTAAGCCGACCAGCCTTAGCTTGTTTAACTAAACTCTTTTTAGTCTGCTTTAACACATCTCGTGAATACTGGTCTCTGAACAATTCAGGGTATATTGTTAAAGCCTCTTGAAAGCAACTCTTGTCTGTGTTATAGTCTGTGGCCCCAAGCAGTCTCATGGTTGTTTGGTAATCAGAGCCAATCATTTCAATTTCATCGACTGTTTGTTTGGTTAACTTAGCTATCTCATCGTCTGTCATATCAGTTAGTGTCTGAAGCATCTGATAGTTGATTCTGGCCTTTGGAATATAATCTTCTTCGATATTGCAATAACAAGCCTCACAGCCGAAATGCTTAAACTTCTCTTTATAACATTCCCAACTGTTGTAATACTTGGCCATCTTAAACTGGCTTTTAGTAAAGATATACTTTATGCCCTCAGCGATAATATTATGCTCATTGCCATAAATATCACAAACAGTGGCCTCGCCCCCGCATTTTTCTTGAATGAACTTATCAAACGGAAAATTAACCAGCAACCCCTTGACCCAAGGCAATCTTACCATTCTGGTCTTTGCGCCCAATACCATGCCACAGCCATCCGTATGGGGAATTGACACGCCCATCTCTTTGCGCTCAATCTGGTAAGTAATATCGCTGATATAATCTACAAGACCGGGGACAAGAGTTTCAAAGTCATCTACAACAATAGACTTGTCAATGTCAAAATCTTCCCAAACATCTGTCGCAGAGTTGTTAAGAGCAAGATAAGCAAGGAATTTATTTGGGTTGATTCCTCCGCAATAGTTTATCTGGTCAGTAGTAAGGCCACAAGTCAGCCGACCCGCCACCTCATCATAAGCCGATTCTTTAACAAAAACCGCCCTTTTTGTACGGATTTGTCCAGCAGAGGCCGTCAAGAATATATATCTCTCACCATTGTACTCAAATCCATCAAGCACCAGATTCTTAAACACCTGAAAGAAATAAACATTGATAACCATAATAGCGTCAGTTAGTTCATTTTGCTTTAACTGCAACGCACGAGTCAAGCTACTTTCAAACAATGAGATAACATTTTTTGTGTTTAAGACATCAGGATTAAGTTTTCTTGGTGTTCTATCTTCAGCCCTATCATCAAGAATTTTTGACAATTCGGATTTTTTCTTAGACAATACTCTGTTGATAGCAGATTTTTTCCAAGCTAAATCTTTACCACCCCATTTGTCCTTATCTTTATATTTTTTTCTAAGTTGGTAAAGCCCCAACATCTGCTTGTGATAAGATTGCTCTATTGGCTCATAAAATGCGTCCGTCCCAATAGACCACGCAAAAACTTGACGTGACAGGCTCATTCACTAATCCATCCAATCCATTCTTCTAAAGTCGGCTCATATATCTCATCCCAAATTTCTGGCTCAGTCTCTTGACCTGTTTGGGTATATACTTCATAGCTCATCTCTTGCCACAGCATAATCTCACCTACTCCCCTTGGCGATTTTTCTAACTTGATTATACCATGTTTTGTGCAATTTGTCAAGTATTATTTTGTTCACAACAAGTATTATTTTGTTCACAATTTGTTAACTTGACAAATAGACTATTTTATGTTATAATAAAAATAGAATATATATAAATATATATAAATATATATATTATTATAATTTATATAATCTTATTAATCTTAATCTATGTATTCACATATAAGGGTATTCACATATACTTTAACATATATATTTTATATTGTCAAGTATATATAGAATTTTAATTTTAATATATTAGACTGCGTAAGCAGGATAATATATTAAAAGAAAAATTCAAGTAAAAAGAAAATTTACTTGACATTCTCTCGCCATTGTGCTATACTTGCCTTGAAAGGCGAAAGAGGTGAAAATATGGCAAGAACAAAACAACTGAACCTTGTTGTCCGGTTTAATGGAACGCCCTATGTAATTAATGACCTTGGACTTGATAAATCTCCTCGTTTTGAGCTTTACAACGAGACAACCAAAGCCGTTGAAGCCAAATCAGACAATCCGAGAGATTTTGACAATATCGTGTGGAAGGAAGATATGGATGATGAATTTTCTGAAGCGCCTAAAAGCAGAAAGAGCAGAGGAAGAAAAGAAACTTGAAGAACTTAAACAAAAACAATTCGTCCTCAAAAACAGTATTGATGAGCTAACCGTTCAAAACGCCAAACTTAAACAAGAGAACCAGTCTTTCCAGTTCGTTACTGCTGGGTTTAATACTCTTGAAGAAGTTGGCTATGAACGTTATGCCCCCACCACACCAGACGATATTCTTGAAGGCAATATTTATTTGGCTGAAAACAAAATGGCAGAAATGGCTGGCAAAGGCACTATCATCCAATACAACAGGATTTATCGTATTGATGGGTCTGAGGCTAAAGGCAAAAAGTTTCAAGAGGCGTTTGGTAAGAATTTGCTTATTGGATTCAATATTTATGTCCAAACCAAAACAAAATCTATCACAGATGGAAACTATTATCGCACCTGTGATTTAATTAAAAAGTCTTTCGACAAGTATAATAAACAAGGCGAGATGTTAGGCATCAGTCTAAACCCATGTTATCTTAATCTTCGCCTTGAAATCCTGCAATACACACTTGAGTTAAAGATTAAAAAAGCCAAAGAAAAAGTTCAACTTCGTGAAGAACGTAAGCGGATGCGAGAACAAGAAAAACTATTAGAAGAAATCGCCAAAGAGCAAGAACAACTTGAAAAAGAACGCAAATCTATGGATATTGCTTTTGCTAAGGCTTTGACCGATGAAGAACGTGAATTAATCAAGTCTAAAATGAACGATATTGATAAGCGGATGGATAACTTAAAATATCGCCGTGAACATAGTAATGCTGGTTGGCTATATGTGATTAGTTCTCCAAGTTTACCCAATATGGTAAAAATCGGTTGTACCAGAAGATTGGTGCCTACAATTCGTGTAAAGGAACTCAGCTCGTCATCGTTGCCTTATGCGTTCAGAACACATGGCTTTGTGTTTAGTGATAATTGTTTTGAACTTGAAACACAAATGCACCATTATTTTGATGACAAACGTGTAGCCCCTGACAGAGAGTTCTTTTATATCTTGCCCCAAGAGGCCATTAGTGTGCTAAAGAATAAATTTAACCAAGAAGTCCATTTTGAGGATGTTGAGAATAATCATGAACAAGACTCAGATTGCTGAACTTATCCAACGCCGTAGATTACAATTGCTTGTGCATAGTTGTATTTACTACGCATACAATGAAAATCTTGTAACAGATGACACATGGACTAAATGGGCTTTAGAACTTGAGGAGTTGCAAGCCCAATATCCAGAGATTGCTAACAAGGATAGATGGGCTGAAGCTTTTAAAGGTTTTAACCACAGCACTGGTTATAATCTACCTTTTGAAGAAATTGGAATTAGGTCAAAAGCAATTCAGTTACTAAGATATGCAGAAAAACGAAAGGAACAAAACAAGTATGTTTAAGGCTATTTTTTATCCAGGCCCATGCTATGCCCCAATGCTTGTTACAGTTTGCAACGTTAGAGATGACAAGAGGGGCTACCCACATTTTCTTGTTTACATTGATAATCAATGGCGTTATATTAGCGCAAAATATTTTAAACTGGATAAGGAGAATTAACATGACACACGAAAATTTTAAAAAACTGCTTGAGGAACTTGACGGCAACGCCTCTGGAACCTTGGCCGAAAAGAACGCTCGTTATTCCAGCTCTGATGACGCTCTACATAACTTTAAGTCTGGCGCAGAAATCATGGGTGGTACACCGGCTCAAGCCTGTTGGGGATATTTAACTAAGCACCTCACAGCCCTTAGAGATATGATTCAGCGTGACGATTTTAGTAACCGTGATGACTTTCTTGAGAAGGTTCAAGATTCTATGAATTACCTGCGATTTATTTGGGCGTTGGGTAATGAGAGTTTAGAAAATAAGTTTATTGGGACAAATGATGACCTTGAAACTTGTTATGATTGTATCTATTTAACAGTAGGTGAAGATAATTTTCCATGTGCCAAATGTAAAGGAACTGTTGTTCCTACTAATAAAGAATATAAAACCAGATTAAATTATTATAAAAAACTTGACAATTAACCCCAATCATGTTATAATATCCTCAAAGGAGCGATACTATGACACAGTTTCACAATACAAAAATTATTAGATACTTGAAAATGGCGAAAGAAGCCAGTAAACAGTCTAACTTTAAACAGCATCACTTAGGTGCTGTAGCAATTTATAAAGGCAGTTTGCTGGCCACAGGCCACAACAGTACAAAGACAAACCCCCGACAGAAAGAGTTTAACCGTGAGCGTGGTTGGGATGTTGAGGCCAGTGATGCTCATAATACTGTTCATGCTGAAATGGCTTGTTTGAGCAAGATTAGATACCTTGACATTGACTTTAGTAAAGTTAAGCTCTATGTTTATCGTGAACATAAGAATGGGGTTAAAGCTCTTGCAAGACCATGCCCAGCTTGTCAAAAGATGATTAAGGATATGGGGATTAAAGAAGTTTGGTTTACAACAGAGAATGGTTTTGGATATGAATGGATGGAGGATTAATAATGAAGTGGAAAGATTGGTTGCCGTTTATTTTTTATTGCTTAGTTGTTGTTGGATGTATTGTGTTTGTCATTTTTTATATTAAAAGCATTGTAACTGCGGATATTCCGGTCTGGTTAAAATTATTTTTATTGTGAGAGGTAAGTAAAATGGCTGAATACAAACTGAAACCATGCCCGTTCTGCGGATATAAGGGGGTAGAGATACTTGCGGATGATAATGAATATTTGTACTATCGATACTTCTCACAGTGTCAGAGATGCGGTGCAGGTGCAAAGCGAGGCCACACAAAAGAAGATGCTGCTAAGGCGTGGAACAGGAGGGCTGACAATGGCTGACATTAAGACAAAACTGAATGTTGGAGATACCGTTTGGTGGGTGCATTGTTCAAACAAAATATACAAGGGGACAGTCGAAGAAATTTCATGCTGTGACTATCAAGGGGCACTGTACTGCCAAATTTACAGCCCGTCTTTTAGGCGGAATCCGTATCCGACCGTGCATTATTCTAACGTTTTCAAGTCCAAGGATGATGCAAAAGAATTTGCAGAGTATCAAAAAGAAAACCCTGACGATGTATTCCCCAAGTGTATGGAGTGTCACTACAATGCGTTCAAGGAGGGCTGACAATGGATGACTACATTAAGCGGGAAGCAGTGCTTATGAAACTAATGCAGGACAGGTGTAGTGCAAAAAAACTTACAATCCATCTTGGATGTACCCGTCGCTGATGTTGCCCCGGTGGTGCATAGCCACTGGGAGTACAAAATTACAGATGACGGAGAAAATATTGGTATTTGTCATAACTGCAAATATCCTGTTAGCTGGTTTTGGGAACAAGCAAAATACTGCCCCAACTGCGGGGCCAAGATGGAGGTAGACCATGAGGATGATTGATGCAGATGAACTGGAAAAGAAATGGACTATTGCAAGTCCAGAGCCATACAACATAGATGCAGTAGAAGTGCTTGACTCGATTAGAAATATGCCAACTATTGACGCTGTGCCTGTTGTGCGCTGTAAGGACTGTAAATACCGTGATGGCACTCCGGGTCAGCCTAACATCCTGTGCGGCAATATGCACGATGATGACTTTTGTAACTACGGAGAGAGAAAGGATAAAGCCAATGAATCTTGAATGGAATGTCTGGCGAGATGAACTTAACACAAATAAAATTCAGCCGTTTAATGTTTTCAATCATTATAGCTTTAATAAAGCTGTAATTAACATCTTTAACAAACGCCTACGCATAGATGAATTCGAGAAAATGATAGACAAAGAGGTCATGTATTATTTCTGGTGTAGGGCTGAATATGAGGTTATGATTGGCGGTTTATTTGAGAGAGGGCAAAAGGCCAAGATTGATATTTATAGCCAGTTAAAGTTGAACTGGGATAGGTTTATTGATTATTTGTGGAATGAATACACATCAAAATAAATCAAAGGAGAGAATGGATGGATAAAATCTTTGAAATCATTAACAATGAGCAAAAACGCCAAGACAACACAGTAGAGCTTATCGCTTCAGAGAATTTTGTTAGCGATAGAGTTAAACAAGCTGTTGGGTCTTGCATGATGCTCAAGTATACTGAGGGCTATCCCAGCAAAGAGAGCATTGCAAAGTTCCAAGAGAAATATCCTGACTATGTGCATACCGGTAACACGGGCAGATATTATGGCGGGTGCGAGAACTTTGATGAACTTGAATTATATTGCCGTTATATGTGGCAAAAAGTATTTAAGACTGATTATCATGTGAACGTTCAGCCCCATTCAGGTTCTTCTGCGAACATGGAAGTCTATGCCAGTGTGCTTGAGCCGGGTGATACTGTGCTAAGTATGAGCCTTAATAATGGGGCACACCTCACCCACGGTTCTCCTGTAAACTTTAGCGGCAAACTGTACAACATGGTATTCTATGGCGTAAATCAATATGGCCGAATTGACATTGATGATATTTATAACAAGGTCATTGCATACAAGCCTAAGATGGTAGTTGTTGGAGCGTCTGCGTATGCCAGAGCAATCCCCTATCATACCATCCGAACAATCATTGATTTGGCTGCAATGAAGGCTGGTATTGATGCGCCCTATATGTTTGTGGACATGGCACACATTGCTGGACTTATTGTTAGTAGCGACCATGAAAGCCCATTTGGTGTGGCCGACTTTATTACCACTACAACACAAAAGACATTAAGAGGTAATAGAGGCGGCATTATCTTTTGTAAGCCTGAATATGCAAAGAAAATTGATAGCGCTGTGTTCCCCGGCAATCAGGGCGGTAGCCTAATGAATGAGATTGCTGGAAAAGCTGTAACGGCTGAGGAGGCACTAACGTCTGAATTTAAGGAATATGGACACCAGATTATCAAGAACGCCAAAGCTATGGCAAATGAGTTTATTAAGTTGGGATTTAAGTTGGTTACTGACGGCACAGACAACCATTTAATTTTGCTTGATTTGACCGACATTGGCGTAAGCGGTAAACAAGTACAGGACGAACTTGACAAGCACGGTATTACACTAAACAAGAATATGATTCCCAACGACACAAGAAGTCCGGCTCAGACAAGTGGTGTTCGGATTGGTGTCCCAGCCCAAACAACAAAGGGTTGGAAAGAAGATGATTTTATCAAATGCGCTGATAAGATTGCTGAAATTATCAGGGACATGAAAACAGAATAAAGATAAAGAGGGCTGATTTCTCAGTCCTCTTTTTTTAATTCTTCTGCTGTTGCAAAAACATCAAGTTCATATTTGATTGCCTTTTCTATCATTTGTTCATGCACAACAGGCGGTATCATCTTAAATCTACGGCTCTTGAGCAATCGGTCAACCTGAGCCTTATTAAACTTAGGAGCAAAGAATCCTACCATCTTTTTTAACCCACTTGGCCTTGAGATAATAAATGCTTTGGCATAATTATCGTAACCAAGATTTTTTACTTTGGCCAATATAATGGCATAATATTGTTTAATTTTTTGTGGGCTTAATTGGTATAATTCTTGCACTGAATGAGCGTTATTGTCTTTCATAAATTCAAGCTTTGTCTGTTCTATTTCAGCCCATTCTTCTGTTGTTGCAATTTGCCCTTTACTATAAACTTTGCCATTTTCATATTTAACTGCTTTATATAATAAATATGTTTCGTTATACTCTATAAGCCCCTTTTCTTTTAGCTTGAGAAGATTGCTCTTTAAAACATATTTATCATGCGCCTCAACGATATTAAACCATCTATCCTCAAATTCTTCTGCGAGATAATCAGGGAAATCTTTTGGTAATTTTATATCAATATTTTCTTTCCCATATTTATATAGAAAGTAATTAGTATTAACCATATATAGCCCTTTGCGAAAACTGGTATATGTATGGGTTTGAACAACATCGCCCTCAGCAAACAAGTTTAATAAAGCAGCTTGAACGAAATTGTTATAATTCTTTTCGGCTTGAATTAGTTGTTTTTCTTCTGCTGTGTATTGGCCATGAATAATATATTTACCATAACCAACTTTTTCTATGTTGTATTGTTCTTGTAAACTCTCAATATGTAATTTTCTGTTCCGGCCTCCTGACCTTTCTTTTTCGCCTAATTGACGGCATAACTCTGAATAATTTAATTTTTCCATAAGCGCCCCTTTGTTAAGATGGTACTTGGTACCAAATCCTTGTGCCCAGCAATAACGCTCTGCGTTTTGCGTCTCCTTATTTCATCAATATTAAAGATGGTACTAAATTTTCTATTACATATATATAGTGATTACAAAAGTGGTACCATCTTCACCTTTACCATATTATCACATATCAACGCTATTGTCAATATATATAAATATAAGTTAATAAATTGTTAATAATTATGAAAGTTATAAGAAATAAAGGTAAAGGCAGATGGTAAGAAGTAAGAGATGTCTGGATGATGTAGGTTGGGTGAGGTGGATGGTTTGGAGTGAGGGGAGATTGGGATTAAGGTGGTGATAGGCGGTTGTGTTGTGTGGGTACTACTAAGCGTTTTGCTTTCACGCTTTAAAGCGTCATCCATAACCGACCCCGGCTGTGGGTTAACATAATGTCCCGCTGATAACAAAAGTTATTTGCGTAGTCAAGCAAAACTAGAATCAATACTAGAACGCATTCTAGTTTTAATCTAACTTCAGGTTGTGCCCGTGATGTCAAGCCGCAACAGCATGAGAGCGCATATATTAGGCGGGACTGTTGCGTTTGCAACACACTACCACACACAACATCACCCATTCCCACAACCACATCACACACTATCCATCTTCACATCACATCACACTAACAACCATATCCTTCATATCCTTCACACTTTACTCAACATCACGCCATACAATCACCACAACTATTATATACTATATCAATACCATACAATACAGTTATCAAAACCATATTCAATCATATTATAAACCATATTTATATATCATTCATACAAACATACAATCTATAAATCATTATCATATCATATAGTATTAAAGACTATAAAGACTATATCACCACCTACACCAGAACAATAATTATTATCATATTTTATAATCATTATAACTATATCATATAATCTCAATCTCTATATAATATAGTTTTGAAAATCATATCAAGTCATATATTAGGCCGAAATTCCTATATTCATTTATTCATGGATATTCATTGAATATTCATATCAATATTGGCCTTAAATATGAATATTTGAACTTTTCAAGTGAATAAAGGGCGAAAAGTTAATTAAATCTATGAATATCATAACGTTATAAATATACAAATCCAAGTTAAGGCGTCTGCCATATAATTATAGCGCCCATGCCTAAAAGCAAAACGTAACCGTTTACTTAGCGTTATAGGGGCGTTCTTGCGTGGTGGACATTTGTAAGTGTTTTGTGTTTGGTTTATATATTATATATGTATATAATCCACTATACAATATCACTAAAAACTTTTTAATATTTTAGTTATTTTGCCTATTGTAATCCGGGCCAATATGAATATAATAATAATCACAAGGAACGCCTTACAAGGTTAACAAAATAAGGAGGGCAAAATGTTATATATGGACTGGACAACATTTTTTATTATTGTAGGGGCCACTACTGTTAGTTATTTCATTTGCAAGTTTTTATTTTGGTTGGATAAATAAGGAGGAAAGAAAAATGGAAAATATTTGTTTTAACTTTAGCTCGGATTATGATACTATCAACAAATTAATTAAAAAATATGGGGCGAAAGGTTTGTTTACCACCGGGAAAAACGAGGACGGAGAAAGTGTTATTATCATGATTTATGCTGATTGTATTATTGTAAAAACACTACAAAAAAATAATTGGATGCGTATTAATACCTACTGGGCAGATGGGAATATAGATGAAAATTATGAACGTTGAATTTATTAAATAATAAGGAGAAAAGAAAAATGAAAAGAATGACACAAAAAGAAATTAAAAATCTTGTTGCTTTGGGCGCGGCCGAAGATATTACATATCTTTCTTTTGATGCTTGTGAGGCTTTGAGAAAGGCCCATAGCTTTACAACGCTAAACGTCAGTACGGGCGTTTATGGTATGAATGGGGCTTTGTTCCGTGATGAAAACGGCAAATTTTACGCTATTACTTCCAGAACGTCAACATTATTTCAGATGGTTTAAGGAGGCTTGAAAAATGCTTTTACGTAAAGATATTGAAACCATTATGTCAACGCCTGAATTGTGGCAAGCGTTTCATGATTTAGAAGAACTATACCATTTCCGGCGGAGTAGTCCAGAAATAAACGCTAAGTATAAAGCGGCGTTTCGTATATTTAAAGCACAAGTAGAAGGGCAGAAAGGCCAGATAATCCCATTCTAACAAATTAACTAAAAAATTTTTCAAATCTTGTGCAAAATGCCTATTGAAAAAGCCTTTAAGATTTGGTATCATACAATTACCGAAAGGAACAAAAAATATTTTTGGAGGTTATTATATTATGAAAAAGACTTTTAATTTTGGTAAAATCGACTACATGGGCAGAGGCCGGAAAGATTGCGCCGTTGATGTAACTATCTGGTTGGAAGAAAAAGGCGGAGAAAAAGTTCTTGACAAAGACGGCAATTTTGCCGGGGATTATTGCAATAAGTATATTGAGTTTACCGCAAGCGGGAATATCTGGAATCATTGTCATTCTAATATTTATTCTGGCGGTCAGAACCTTGATACAATCGTAAAATACATTAAAACGCCGCTTTTCCACAAAATTTATACTTTCTGGAAAAAGTATCACCTGAACGGTATGCACCCCGGAACGCCAGAACAGGAAGAAGCTATTGCGAAATGGGAGGCTAAAGGCAACGCATACGATTATACCAAGGCTTGCGAAATGCTGAAAAGCTGCGGCCTGTACGAAGTGCCGCTAAACGCTGATTTAATCGGCACACGCAAGGCAGACGGCAAGCCGTATAAATACGGTCATGGCTGGGTCATTTCCAACATCCCGGAAGAAGATTTGAAAGAAATTAAAGCCCTTTTTGCAGCCTCTTGCAGATAATATGCAGTGTACGCCATGCAACAGTAAACGGAAGGAGGTATAAACTATGAAGATTAGAGGCCGTCGGGCCTCTTTTCTTTTTTCTGTATGTTTGTCAATATGCACAAGTATTTTTTAAAAAGTTGGTGAAAATGACGATTGACTTATGGGTAAGGTGGTGGTATATTATAATTACAAAAACAAAGGAGGTCAATAATATGAAATACGGAATCATGACTGAGAGCGGCAAGTATTATATCATTGATGAGCATAGCCGCATTAATCGCCTTGACATGAAGTTTACGCCTAGTGACGGCTGGCGGTGCGTTGGTTTTCGTGAAGTGCTGACCTTTGGGCATAGAGGCCCTATCATTTCCCCAGAGGAGCTTATCAGAAAAAACGTGCGTTTCAAGAATGGTAAAGGCCGCTATGTGATGGTTGATTATGATTATGGGACACATAGAGAATGGGGAGACAGAATCGTTAATATCTGGAAGTATTAAGGAGGCTAACAATATGTGGAATGCTGTTGCAGAGTATGCAGACGGAACTCGAATTGAAAAGAATTTCCCTTATAATGAAAACGGCAACTATCAAGCAGAATGTGAACGGCAATATGATTTAGAATGTTGGCTGTTGTCGCAACATGAAGATTGCACTTTTTATAGTGTGGCATACGTTGAAGATTGAATAGGAGGTTTAAATATGTTCTTTATCACGAAAAATTGTGCTTGCATTTCTGATAGCGGCAAAGACGAATACAGAAACAAAGGCCGTAATCATGACGGAATGTTCAAGTTTCGTTTGCTGGATGATGACGGCGAAGTTTATTTCTATGGCTATTCGTCAAGTTGTGATGACGAGGCCGCATTTGAACCGCTGGATTATTACGGCGAAGCATACGGATGCACGATGATTGAATACAAGAATACGGAAACAGGCGAATATGAACAGTTGTGAATTTGCACAAGAATTTTAATAAATCTTGTGTAAATCGTCAATAGACAAGCGTGTCCGTATTGGTTATAATGAATACAGTAAATCAAACAAGGAGGATTGAATATGCGTTATACATTTGACACTACTACTACCATGAACCCCTATAACAATAAGAAGTGGTATATTTGTGGTGATATTGTGAGATGCAAAACCATTGAGGCCAAAAATTTGTCTGAGGCCCTGAAAAAATATCAAGATGAAGTGATGAACAGGGACTATATCACGATTTCTGATACGGCATTGAAACGCAAAAATCCGATGTTCGTTGATACGGTTAAAGGAACTAAACAAGTTGGTTATGTTATTACCGGGTCAACAGATTTTGATAATGACGGGCGTGGCTGGGTAAAACAGTATATCGAACTTTGGGTAACAATTACACAAAGTGTATTTTAAAACTAGAGGCTGGCGAAAAGCTGGCCTCTTTTTTATGCCTATTTTCTATAAAAATCAATCAGAAACGGGCCTACAATCGTTTTTGCATTGTCTGCCGTATGTTTTCACGTCTGACGCTGGAAGGGCTGCAAAGGGCCTTAAAATGGGCTATAGAGGCATTGCTAAAATAGGCTGTTGTTTTGTTGCTTTTGCAATAGCGAAAATGTCTAATGAAGAAGTTGAAATGGGCACCCGTTCCGAAGTTTCCGCCGTTTATCATTCTTTCCCCTCTGAAGTGCGGAGTTACGAAGGAACCGGAAAAGTCCGTGACCGTGTAAAACATTGTTATATTAACGTTCACGTTGTTTCCGTTCCTAATGGAGAAGGCGGTACAAGGCTTCTTGTTTATCCTATGGTAAAGCAATAACAAAAAAGAACGGGCCACACAAGGCCCCTTCTTTTTTTTGTGCCCAGACTTTAGCACGCTAAACCGTTAAAGAAAAATTTTTTCAAAAACCTATTGACAAAACCAGAGAATAGCGCTATACTATACTTGACCACTCCGGGAAGGGGCTAGGGAGGGGAGAGAATGTCTAAAAACTTTAGTTAAGTAAAGTAATAAAGCAAATGGGCAAAATAGCTAAAAATTTTTTAAACTTTTGTTGAAATTGACTATTGCAAAATGGGGCTGCATCTGGTATTATATAGACAATCCCAAACGGGAAAACAAAAACAGGAGGAACAAAATATGAAAGTAAAAGATTTCCCCAACTGGTGCAAAGTAGTGTTCAATGACCGCACCCTTCTCAAAAGTGACTTTCGTTATATGAGTTGGCAACAAATCCGGGCACTTGATGAAATGGAAGTTATTCTGACAGAGGATAACGGAAAAACGCTTGTACTTGAAAATCGGTAAAGGGGCTTCGGCCCCTTTTTCTTTATCGCTTTAGCGATTTAAAGTGTAACGGTTTAGTTGACTAAATCACTAAATCAAAAATTTTTTCAAATTCCCCGTAAATGGGCACACGATTAAGCGGTTTTTTTAAATTTCCCAGCGATATGGTATATATATGGATATATAGATATATGTATATATATGCTTATATATAGATATGTGGGGGTTTGGGTGTATGGATAGACTGTATATGGATGGATGGATAAATTTAAGGGGTTGGATAAATGGGTTTAGATAAATGGATAGGTAGATGGATTTAACGTTATAAGTGTGAATGGATAGACGCATATAGCTCAGTCAACATATAAACAAACCCATGTGCAAAATTCTGTGGATATGTGGATAGGTTAAGGTCGATAGCTGTATAGACACATGGACAAAGCTGGTGCATAAACCTATCAACTCATCAACACATACACGTAGAATCGCTAAACTGGGTGTAGATGTAGGTGACTATACCAATGCAAATGTGGCTGTGTTTGTATCTGCATATGTGTATGAAAATGTTGCTGATTATGTAGATGTGTGCATGAAAAGAAAATTTTTTATATCTATTGACAAAGCCAAATGGCTGTGCTATAATGGCCTTACAAAATAAAAATGCAGAGCCAACCGTTTGGAAAATTGAATTTTATTTTTGGATTAATGAGAACGATTCCCATTTTTGAATTTTATTTTTGAATTTCAATTTTGATTTTTGGTTTTGCATTTGTAGAAAGGAAATTTAGTTTTGAGTCGGAAATTTGTAAACAGATTTTTGATTTTGGTTTTAGGATTTGAAATTTTAACTGCGATTTTCATTGTTGATTATCGAGCCATAGAAATCAAATCTGAAATTAAAAAACAGGATTTAGAAAAATTAATTGGAAATAATAGTGAAGTCATTAATTCAAAAAACCAAAATCAATTAGATTTATATATGACAGAATATGATAAACCGTTTTATCCTATTACTGAGGATGATAAATATGTGATTGAGTGTATTGTGGCAGGAGAAGCTAAAGGAGAACCCACAGAAGGTAAAATGGCCGTTGCTCAATGTTTACTCAACGCTATGGCCAAAGACGGCCTCTCTGCATCTGACGTGCGTAAAAAATATCAATATTCTGGTTGGGATGATGAACTACAAAATTCAAATCCTGATTGTTGGGCTGAGGTCTGTGAGTCCGTAAGCCGTGTTTTTGATGATGGTGAATTTGTATCTGAAAATTCAATTTTGTATTTCTATGCGCCCAAGCGAGTTTATAGCCGTTGGCATGAGAGCCTAAACCATGCTGTTACAGTCGGTGGTCATAAATTCTTTTATCTTGATGAAGATGTAAATGCAAATTGGTTTTTGAATTTGAAAGGAGAATCTTAATGAAATGTGATTGTTACCATGTAATCGAAAAAAAGCCCGGTAAATTCAATGGTGAGTGCTGGGGCACAAAAGAGCGTGAATTTTGTACTTGTGAAGGAATAACAGAAAATTGTAATTTCTATCCTGAGCGCCGAAAAATGAAAGATACTGATAATACACCTGTCATGACACGTCTTGAAGCAGAGAAAAAATTTAATATCAAAATCGTAGATTAAGTATTGACAAAATCATTTGTATATGATATGGTCTATATATATCTACAAAGGAGAACAAACATGAATATCTCAAATAATATTAAACCTCCATGTAAGGATTGTATTTCCAGAAGTGTTGGATGCCACAGCAATTGTTCCGAATATTCTATTTACCAAGATAGGCTTAATGCTTTTAGAGAGCAGCGAAATATGTCCCATAAAGTCAATAGAGATGTTATCATGTCAAAAAACCATTTAAGACGTTCAAAAATTTTTTAAGAATTTTAAAAATAGGGGTGACAATTCCATAATCATGTGATAGAATCTAATCAAGATAAAGGTTTGCGGTTAGCCTGTAAAACCGCTTTATGGGAGGTTCATATAGTGGTCAAGTATGCACGACTTATAATCGTGTCACAGGTGTTCGAATCACCTACCTCCTACCAGACCGCCTATTGGGGTTCTCGTGCGAAATACAAATAACGAAGTGGGACAATAAAGGTTGTAGAAGATGGGGGATGCGAGGCTTCTTTCCAAATTCAAACCTCCCAACGGCTAAATCGGCTGACCCACAGTTGATGAAAGAGAACGAGGTCACATATCCCCGTGAAAGTGGGATAGCGGGGCACACCAAACAATCAAGCATGGCCGAGGATGAGGATGTGAGGTAGGGCGAACGGGCTTTTGGCCAGAGCGTGTAGGTCATGTTTGATTATGGAAAACAATAGCGCATGAGCTTGAGTTTTCCTTTGAATCCTTTCTGCTTTAGAAGGTGGCTCCTTCTATAATCCTCATACTCACTACCTGTTGCCAGACGGTTGGATGAATAAAGGTGAGGTTATATTGAACGAGGCTTCTCAAGGGTTGAGCCTATCAGCCCTATCCCAAAGCCATGTTCCCCATGGCATGGTTTACCTCCTATACTTCATAATATACTTCCTTTATATCACATGGCTCGAATTTGTTTAGAAAAAACTCTTGACAAGTTCGAGCCGTTGTGGTATCATAAAGACAAATCAAAGGAGGCCAATAAAATGATTGAGAGTTTTGTTAATTATATGAAGGCTGAGAAGATGTCTGAGAATACTATGCGTGGTTACACCAACCATATTAACCAGATGCTCAAGACCATCAACAAGCCTGAACAGGACATTACCTACCTTGACCTGATTGATTGGAAGGCTGGTATTGCTAATCAGGCCAGTGCAACGGTAGCTAATAAGGTTGCTGCTGTTCGGTCTTATTTCAAGTTTTTAGTTGATGCGGGTGTGGTTGAGGTTGACCCCAGTAAGAATCTCAAGCGTCCAAGTAACATCAAGAACAAGGAAAAGCCCCGTATGACCGAGGAAGATGCAAAACAGCTTATCTCCTATGCTCGTACCCCTCGTGACAAGGCCATGTTCAGCTTCTTGCTTTCTACTGGTGTTCGGTTCTGTGAGATGGCCAATATCACCATCGGTCAGTACAAGAAGGCCATGGAGAGCAATCGAGAGATTGAGTTGCCCGTGACCAAGGGCGATAAGGGCGGCAAGGTTTATATCAACCAGTCTACTGAACAGGCGATTGAGCGGTATTTACGTTTGCGTGATGATGATTGCCCCTATCTGTTCGCTTCTTTCCAGAATCATCAACTGAGTGACAACAGCGTATCTCAGACCATCAAATCTGCGGCTCGTAGAGCTGGTTTAAAGTATTGGGATGAGCTTAGCTGCCATGGGCTGCGAGCTGGTTGTGCAACAATTATGAGTGACAAGGGAGTTCCAGTGGCTACTATTAGTAAGGTCTTACGTCATAGCTCTTTGGCCGTGACTACAAGATATATTAAAGCAAATCAGGATAACATCAATAATGCTACGGCATTGATGGAATTTTAAGGAGGTAAAATATGAGTAATTTGGCAAAGGATTGGCAGACTGGAACGTATGTTGTTAGCGTTTATAACAACAGAGTGAAGGTATCTCGCCCCAAACAAGGGAATGGCAAGCCTTTTGTTGAAGCAGAGGCCAGATGCGCTCCAGAAGATGAGTTTAGCCTAAGTATGGGTATGGCGTTAGCCATGGCTAGACTCAATAAGGAATTGAGCAAGAACAAGATTGAGGTTGGTGATAAAGTTAAGATTAAGGATATTAGCAAAGTTTATCCTACTTATATTTCTTGGTTAACTAAGAACTTATATGGTGTTGGTGACATCGCAAGATACGCTTATGGTTGTCGGCCTTTCTTGGATGAATTTTATAGAATTCTTGTAATTGCGCCCCATAGTCTCGATAATAATAAAAAATTGGCATACATTGAACCGTTTGAAAGTGTGACCAAGCCTTGTTATTTAATCGAAGTTGATGGATTGGAGAAAGTATAATGTATCCAAAAATGATGAGTGAGGTCATCGAGGCCATTGAAACTCATTTCTGTGATGAACCGGACGTTATTGTAGATTGTATGCTATATCTAATGAACGCAAGCGCCAGAGTCGAGGACGTACACAGAATTGAGCAATGGTTTGATGATAATGGGCGATGCCCTGAGTGTGGTACAAAAATCAAATATCAGCAAGTAAAGGAATATCATAGTGAGGTCGATGCTTATGAGACCTTGTATGAGCCTTACTGCCCACATTGTGATAGAGGTGAATGATGGATAAGAGAACTCGTGAACGGCTTGAACGTGAGAAGCTAAAGCAGATGATTGACAATAATCCCAAGCTCAAGGCTTTTCTTGATGCGGCCACAGAAGAAACAGGCAATAAAGACCTGAAGGAACTAATTCAGCCGGTACTTGCAGACACTTTTGATAAGATTCGCCTACAAGGTATCCAAACAGGCTGGTATGCTCATGCTTTGAGGTGCGTGGATAAGATTAAGGATTGTAAGACGATTGAAGAAGCCATTGAAATCTTAAAAGAGGATGTAAAGATGGCTCAGGAAAAGTTGGGGATTAAGGAGGTTGAGGATGAAGATATATGAGAAAAAGAGAAAATGTTGTTGGAAACAGGTATGGAAGATTAACTGTTATTGAAGATGCTGAGCCTTACATATGGCGAGGAAAGAAAAATCGCATGGAAAAGTGTTTGTGCGATTGTGGTAATATTGTCTTTTGTCAGTTGTCTGCATTAAAATGCGGCCTTACAAAATCTTGTGGCTGTTACGGACGAGAATTAACGTCAAAAGTAACTGCAAAAACAAACAACTATGATTTTTATGATGATTATGTTATTGGTCATTGTAGTAATTGTGACGATGTGTTCTATGTAGACGCAGAAGATTATGAAAAGATAAAGAATTATTGTTGGTTAAAACATAAAAACAATGGCTATATCATCTCCAACACATATAAAATAAATGGTAAAAAGAAAGAAATAAAACTTCATCGCCTTATAATGGACGCAAAAGAAGGAGATATTGTAGACCATATTAACGGACAGAAAACAGATAATAGAAAGAGTAATTTAAGATTTTGTAATGTTTATCAAAATGGCATGAACAGCACTAATAAAACAAAAAACATAAGTGGGAAAAAGGGAGTTTATTATATTAAACGAGACGATAGTTGGTTGGCCGATATTAGTGTTAATGGAAAAAGAATTAGGCTTGGACAAAGAAAGAATTTGAAAGAAGCCATTAAATTAAGAAAGGATGCAGAAGAAAAATACTATGGAGAATTTAGAAGAAAAGAGCAAGAAAATGACCCCGCTATCTCAAATCCATAACTTTTGCATTAGCTGTATGGGCGACCAATCAAGGTTGGTTAAAGAATGTACTACAAAGTCTTGTCCTCTGTGGCCTTATCGAACAGGCCATAACACCAATGCCAAGCGTACAATGACAGAGGAACAGCGTCAAATGGCAGCAGAGCGGCTAAAGAAGGCCAGAGAAGCTAAGAAATCTACATAAAGTTACTATGTTTTCTGGTATATTTTCAATTTGTTTGTCTAAGCAATATAAGTTGATGGGTTAATAACACAGGCCCTTTCTGTGTTAAAATTATAATAAAATTATAGAGGTATGAAGAATGGATATTCTAAACAAGAGTAAGAATTTTTATCGTTGTGTTGGTACGGTCTATGAATTGGGCCTGAAGAAGGAGGACTGCGAGGTTAAGCTATATGCGGATGGCAAGCCCACAGGTGAGAAGGTTAAGGCTGAGTGCATCAAGGGCAAGTTTGGTGTTCGCACTGATGGCGGCATTGTCACCTTTATGATTTACTTTGCGTCCAAGGGTCTGGACGGTAAGGAGTCCCGTCAGTGGAAGATGGCCACTGATATGATGGAACTGAACCCCGAAGTCAATGGCGATGGTGGTGCGCCCTCCGTTGTTGTGGTCGAAGGCCGTCTTGAGAACAATATGTTTATGAGCCGTGACGGTAAGGAGGTCAAGGAGGCCCCTCAGTTCCGTGTGAGTAAGGTATCCACTACTACCTACAAGGAAGGTATGGAATATGGTATTACCGTTAATATGAGCGGTTGTATGACCAAGAACGTGCCTGAGACCAAGATGGTTGATGGTGAGGCTGAAGAAACTGGCCGTGGCGTAATGACTGTGTATATGGCTAATGGTAAGGGTGAGGTATTCCCTGTTACTGTCATTGTGCCTGATGACCTTGTAGATGATGTTAATGACGCTGTTGAGGCTGGTTGTACCATTGACGCTACTCTGGATGTGAACACTATTACTTTTGGCGGTGTAGCCAAGAAACATGGTATTGGCCGTGCCGGTAAGATTGATACCTCTAATGTGTCTACTCGTACTGAGTTTGTGCTTGCTGGTATGGACATTGTTGAGGAGCCTGACGAACTCTACATTGAGGATGAGGACGGTAAGCAGACCCCTGTCAAGACTCTATGGATGGATAGCTCTGTGGTTAAGAAGGCTATTAAGATGTATCAGGTCAAAAAGGATGAGTTCGCCAAAAATGGTGGTAACAAGACCACTAAGAGTAATTCCACGCCTAATCTAAAGGATAAGAAGGCTGAGTACAAGTCTAAGCGTGTGGGCAAGAAGGCCACTAATGACTTTGATGATTTTGGCGATGATGAGAATCCTTGGGGTGATGATGAAGCTGGCCTTGAGGATGAGTTCTAATTGAGGTGATGTGGGATGGCAAATTCTGGTATTGATATTTTTTCTCCTTCTATTTCTACCGTTTCTAATGGTATCGAGGGCAAGCTAATCCTACTACACTCCAATGAACGTAAGTTGGGGAAAACCGCACAAGCTGTGCGGTTCCCCAAGCCTTACTATCTGCGGTTTGAGCAAGGTATTAACGCTATTGCTGGTCTTGCTTATGCGCCTCTAACAAAGTGGTCTGATTTCAAGAAGGTCAACAAGCAGTTGACTGACCCTAAGACGCTTGATAAAGCCCGTGCTATGTACTCTACTATTATCGTAGATACTCTTGATGTAGCTATCAAGTGGTGTGAGAAGTATGTGTGCGGTATGCAGGGTGTAGCTCGTTTGAACGATGGCAATAGTGGTTATGGTCTTTGGAAGGAATATGAAAACGAGTGGTTTGGCGAGTGGAATAAGCTATTAAACGCTGGGTACTGCATTGTGTTTATTTCTCATTCTGAAGAACGCAAGATGATTGACCCTAAGACCAACGAGGAATATGTACAACTATACCCCAAGGGTGATAAGCGTACTATTGACCTTATCATTGATGCTGTTGACTTGATTGGTTATGTAAAGAGTAATGGTTTTGACGAGAATGGTAATCCTCAGATGTCCAGTGTCTACTTTGCTAATTGCCCTCAGTTCCTTGCTGGTGGCCGGTTTAAGTACATGGCTCCTGAGATTACGCCGTTTACTGCTGAGGCAGTACAAGAGGCTCTAAAAGAAGCTGTGGAAAAAGAATCTCAGGAAAGTGGTATTCAGGCCGTTGATTATAGCACATTCAAAGATGAATCTACTGTTAAGCAGCTAACCTACGAAGAAGCTATGGAACAGGTTAAGCCTTTGTATAAGAAGCTATATAAGGTAAATAAGGATAAGACTATTGCAATCGTTGAAAAGTATCTTGGCGAAGGCAATAAGATTAGTGAGACTAATGAGGCCCAGACTGAGCAGATTATTATGATTATTGATGATTTGCGGGACGCTCTGGACGAAGTTGAAGATTAAACCAAACCAAAGACGGCTGGCCAACGCTGGCCGTCTTTTTCAATAGGAGGGTATATGGCCACCTCTAAACTAACAGAACAAGAGAAGAAAGACCGCCGCAAAGTCACAGATTTAATCCAATCTATGTGGGGCGAAGATGTTAACTGGAAGTTGCTCACCGCTCAACTCAAGAATATTATGAAAGAATATGACCTAACACACAAAGATGTGTATTATATTCTTAAATATTGTAAAGATTATGAGCAAGTAGTAATTGATGGTGAGTATGGATTGTATCAGTTGTTCCCCAAATATATTGACGCTACACAGATGTTCAGGGATAAGTTGGCCGAAGCCAAAGAAAAAGCAGATGAAATAGGTACAATTCTACCTATTAAGGTCAAGAAATATCGGCCTCAAAGAAAGATTAAAGATGATTTGACTTTTGATTGAGATGGTGGTATGATTAAGATAAAGGAGGGATGATAATGTATGCTATACAATTCTAACATGGCCTCGCTCTTGCTTGGCTGCCTAATGAACAACACCCAACTTCTATTCAATCCGTCTTATCCCCTAACCAAAACCGACTTTGACCCCGAGCCAGTACATCGTATTATCTTTATCGCCACTTGTAAATTGGCTGAAGCTGGGGCTGGTAATGTCAGTGAGGTTGAGATTGATAATTATGTCAAGGACTACCCGGCTCAATACGAAACACTAAACGATAGCAACTTTCTTGACTTTGTGCCTACTGTAAAAGAGCTATGTTCGCCTGAGAGCTTTGAGCTATATTATACCACCTTGCGTAAGTTCAGCCTATTACGTGAATTAAAGTCCGATGGGTATAACATTGCTGATTACTATGATGAAATGCTCGATGAAACAGAGCAAATGGCCAAGTTAAACAAGTGGACTATTGGCGAGATTCTTACTGACATTGAGTTTAAGTCGGCAAAGTTGAGAACCAAGTACGATGTTAAGTATGTACGGAATGAAATCAAGGCTGGCGAAAATGTAGCTGAACGGCTTGAGGCGTTTAAAGAACAACCGTCATTTGGTGCTTTGTTTCAATCAGGCTATCTAAGCACAATTTGGAATGGATGGTGTAGAGGTCACTTAGGTCTAAGAGGTGGTGGGTCTGGTACGGGCAAAAGCCGTCTTGGTGTAGCTGATTTGGCCAGAGTTGGAGCAAAAGAACTGTGGTTAGATGAGATTGGTGATTTTGTTGTTAATGATAATTACCAATCACCTACTCTATTCATTGCCACAGAGCAAGACATTGAAACAGAGGTTGAGCCGATGTTCTGGTCGGCTGTGAGCGGGGTTGAGTACAGGTCAATTAAGAATGGCCTATGTACACCTGACGAAGAAGCCCGTATTGTTAAGGCTGGTGAGATTATCGCCCAATCCAATCTCCATATCACGTCTATGCCCAACTTTAACACCAAAGCCTTAAAACGCAAGATTAAAGAGATGGTTGAGTGTGAGGGTATTGGGTATTGTGTGTTTGACTATATGGAACAGCAGGGCGATATTAGTCAAGAATACCGTGAAGTTGTGGGTAACGCCGGTAGACAAGACCAAGTGTTGCTATATCTGGCCACTGAGTTAAAGACAATGGCTGAAGATATGAATGTAGGTATCTTAACAAGCCAACAGCTAAACGATACATGGAAAACCCTTAGCTTTGTTGATGAAACGGCCTTGGCTGGTGGCAAATCGACTAAGAATAAAATTGACTTTGGCTCTATTATCATCCCAACATCTTACCTACGCAAAGACATGAAACAGATTGAGCCTTATCTAAAGCGTAATGGGGTAGGCGATAACCGTCAACCTGTGCCTAATATCTGTGAGTTTATCATCAAGTCACGTTATGGTATTTATGGCGATAAACGCCTAAAGCTATGGTCATACTTTGACCGTGGTACATTCCAACGCCATGATTATTTTGTAACAGACGACGAGAATAACGTAATGGCCGACATTAGACCAACTGAATTGGAGGATTTTTAATGAAAGAAAAGAAAGAAAAAGAACATGACCTAACCCACCTATATGCTACACTTGGGGCAGTTGCCTTTTTCGTGGCTGGTGTTCCTATCCTTGACGCTATTGGAGGGTGGATAAGTAATGTGTTTGGTTTAAAGTCGGTTAAGCTGAATTATGAAGCCGCTAAGTACGCAACCGAGGAGCATCAAGAAACCCACACTCAGGCCGTTGGGTTCTATACCGATGATGATTGTGAAGATGGGTGTTGTGAAGATGAATGAAAGAATTAAGTATTTGAAAGAAAGCCCTTGCTATCAGTGTGGTGTGGCACAACAATGCTTGGCCAAGATTACCAGATGTCCAAGGCTGCAAGAAATCAGTGATTATGTAATGCCAAGGGCAGATTATGATTACCATGATTGTATGCTATATAAGGTGTTGATGATGGAGGTAGAAAATGGGAAGCGGCACAGCTAAACCTTATGTTAAGTTCTCATCTAATGCCTCTGTTGCGGTAGCTGGGTCATCTCATCTTGTACGATTTCAGCAGTATGGAATTCTGTTAGATTGTGGTCTTTCTCAAGGCCATGATGTAGCCACAGACTATCAGAATAACAAAGACTTCCTCAAGTCTGTGCGTGTGAAAGAAATCCAGTGGGTCATTCTCAGTCACCCCCATGCAGACCACAGTGCCCTTGTTCCAGCTTTATTCGCCAAAGGTTCTCAAGCCCATGTTTTTGTGCCATTAGGGTCTAAGCCAATTTTGAGACTGTTGTGGGAGGACAGCCTAAAAATCCATCAATCTGACTGTATCAAGCTAAATAATAAGCATGGTAAGGGGTACAGCCCATTTTATACCGCCGATGATATTGAAACAGCATTGGGTAGATGTATTGAGGTCGATTACCACCAAAAGACTAATCTAACAAAGAACATTTGGTTTGAATACTACCCTGCTGGCCATATCTTGTACTCTGCTCAAGTATATTTGTCTATGACACAAGGATATAAAGAGTATAGAGTAGGATTCAGTGGTGATGTGGGTGGCCAAACTGAGCGGCCTTATACAATCCCTTATGAGCCTTTGCCCTTTGTAGATATGCTTATCCATGAGTGTACCTATTGTCAGCCTACCAGACCTAATAGTGTGAAAGATAGGCCAAAGGACATTGAGAAGATTGAGACCGTGGTTAATGATAGTCATAGAATCCTGTTTCCTTGTTTTTCTCTACAGCGGACCCAAGAGCTATTGACAGTGTTATATGAGATGTGGGAGGATAGGTTGTTACCTGACATCCCCGTTTATCTTGATAGCCCTTTGGCCATTAAGATTAGCAACATCTGGCCTGAGACCGAACAATGGCTAAAAGTAATGAAATGGCCGAGGCTCAAGTTTATTACTGAGACAATGGATAGTAAAGCGTTGCAGATGTCTAATGAACATTGTATCATTATCGCTGCGTCAGGTTTTTTGTCCGGGGGGAGGATTTTAAGCCACCTAACAACGGCTTTACCTAATCCTAATAATACCCTTATGTTCATTGGTTACAGTGGTGAGAATAACCTTGCATATAAGATTAAGTCTGGTGAGCCATTTGTAGAGGTTAATGGTGTGGTGCTTGAAAATAAGGCTAAGATTGTTGAGTTGCGTTCTTGGTCAAGCCATGCAAGTTATGAAGAACTAATGGATTATTTCACTACATTGAGATATAACAAGGTGTGTCTCGTACATGGTGACATGGATGGCAAAGTATCTTTCGCTAAAACTCTCAAAGAAAAATTAGTGGAACAAGGCAAATCAAGCCGTGTTGTAGCTGTAAATCAAGACTCAAAACTGTATATTTAACTCTTGACAAGCCGCCTCCTTTATGATATAATTCAAGTATCTTAAAAAAGGAGGCGGTTTATTATGGCAAAATTCCATGTCGGTCAAATGGTTAAATATGTGGGACGAGAAGGATATTGGAGTCCACTTGTGGGAACTGTTGGCCAAATACTTAAAATTAACTATTGGGGGACTAACTTTCTTGTGGAGTTTCCTAAAGGTTCTATTGTCTCTCTTAATAGCTTTCCTGATAACACTTGTTTTTGGTATGAAGAAGATGAACTTGAGCCGATAAATGACCAAAACACAACAAAAAAGATTAAAGTTCGTTGTGCTAAACATGAATGGGGGTGGACTAAAGTATGATGTTTAACATAAACAGTCTATTCGATACAACAGATTATCTTGTGGAAATTTATGAGGGCAACGCCCTTGTCCAGCGTCAGCGAATGTCTATGCCAGAGCAGATGGCTCAAGGCCAGTTTATGCAGTTGTGTCAACAACTTAAAGAGACAGGTCGCCCAATGAGAGTTAAGATGATTAAGTATCAAGAGATTGAAGGCCGTGCCACGCCTCTTGAGTGTTCAATAGAATATCAGACATGGAGGGATTGATATGGGAGAGATTATTGCTTTCTTAGTGTATGTGCTTTTAGGTATTTATTTGGCTAATATTGTGATTGGCAATAGCGGTCATAAGATGGATGAGTTTGAGGAGCTTGTTGCAATCATTGTATTGGCTGTATTTTGGCCGGTGGCTTTAATTGCTATAGGCTTTATCATCTTAGATAACTGGTTGAATAGGAGATAAGTATGGATAATCTGATTAAGGCTATGCGTTGCTGTACACAAGATTGTGACAGGCCGTGTTTCGCTTGTGAATATAACCAACCTGAGTATGCACCTTGTGAAGCATCTACTCTTATGCCACTTGCTATTCAAAAGATTGTTGACCTACAAAAGTCTAACCGCAACTGGCGTAGAAAAGCCCAACGTTTACGGAAAGAAATTAAAGAATTGAAGGAGAAAGAAAATGTTTGAGATTGTGTTGACTGGATTACTGTTGATTTTGGCCCTTGTTAATCTGTGGACGGCTAAGACTGCTTATAAAGACAAGCGATATAGCTCTTCTTGTGTAGGTTGTTTTGTGAGTGGAATTTGTTTTTCAGGGGTTGTGTTTGATGTGTTGCATTTGATTGGAGGGTAATATGGTATATCTTGACTATGCCGCAACCTACCCTTATGTTAAGTACCCAAGTTCAGCTTATGGGCCTTTCCTTAATCCAAACACCAACTATGCTTACAAGGAAAAACGCCTACTAGCTGAAGCAGAGAACAGAGTAAAAAAGGCTATTGGGGCTAAAAGCGGCAAGGTTGTTTTTGGTGGCACGAGTAGTCAGTTGATTGAGAATTTGATGAATGTCATTCTATCGTCCGAATATAGTTGTGATGTTTTTTGTTCTAAGTACGAGCATGATAGCTTTTTTAGATATAGAGATGATAGTTTTTACGACAAAGACGAACTTGAATTGCTTTTGAGTCAAGCAGATAATTATACTATCCCTATCGTGTTATGGCAAGCCGTACAAAACATCACAGGCGAAATTTTTCCAACTAAACAAATTGGTGGACTTGTTCATAAATATAATGGCTTTTATATTTGTGACGGTACAGCACAGATTGGGCATACGCCTATTGAACCCAATATTGATGACTGGTGTGATTTTTTAATTCTTGACGGGCACAAAGCCGGGACAGAATTAGGTATTGGTTGTTGTTGGATTAGCAACCGCTTAGACAAATGGCTTAATGGTTTTAAGTTGCATGGTACACCCAATCTTGCTGGTGCATTGGCTTTGACTCAAGCGGTTGAGGATGCTTGCGATAAAGAAAATTTAACTAAACAAGAGCATGAATGGTTTGATTTACGACTTTACTTGGAACAATTATTTTTTGAGCAAGATATTGAGTTTGAGTATGCAGGTGAATTAATAGTTCCAAAACTTACTAATGCAATTCACGCCATTCGCCTACCGGGATTTAATGCGGATGCTCTACAACAATATCTCGCTTCCAAACAAATCTATGTATCTATTGGCGGCTCTGCTTGTACCGAAAAGCATGATTATCGAGTGTTAAATGCCTATGGTTTGAGTAACGATGAAGCCAGTGAGGTTATTAGAGTTAGTTTTGGCGAGGATAGTAGTGTTGAGGATATAGAAGCGTTGGTTGATGGCATTAAGAATTTTAAGGAGTTATATCTAAAATGAGCCATACAAAATCAGGAGGAGTGGATAGCACAGTTTTAAGTTGGCTTGTCCATCGTGTTTATCCTGATGTTATTGATGTATACTGTGATACTGGATTAGAGTACCCTGAGCTAAGAGAGTTTGTGTTAAGTCAGCCTAACGTTAAAAAATTAACCCCTGCTGAATATGACAGACATGAACACAAGTATAAGCACATTACATTCTCTGAAATCATCAAAAGGTATGGTTATCCTTTAATCGGTAAAGAGCAAGCAGCATTTATCCAAGAATACAAAACCACAAAAAGTGAGAAACTTAGAAACATTCGCCTTAACGGTAATAAATATGGCCGAGGTAAAATTTCTAAGCGTTGGTTAAAATTTATTAAGCCTACTTGTGATATTTGCGTAGGAGACAAATGTTGCGATATTATGAAGAAAAACCCGGCCAAGCGCTTTGAACATGAGTCTGGTCTACACCCATATATCGGAACCATGACTGAAGAAAGTGCACAGCGTCAATCTAATTGGTTAAAGTTTGGATGTAATTCTTTTGACAAAGACCGCCCCACAAGCAACCCTATATCTTTTTGGTCGAAGTCAGACGTATTGCATTGTTTAGCCAAATACAACATCCCCTATGTCAAAGAGATTTATGGTGATATTATATGTGAAAACGGTGTATACACAACCACTAAGCAGAAACGTACCGGATGTATTTTCTGTGGGTTCGGTTGCCACCTTGAAAAAGAACCTAACAAATTTCAAACATTGGCCGTTCTTGAACCCAAGTTATATGATTACTGTATGCGTGGGGGGAAATACGATGAATCTGGTAAATGGGTTCCTAACAAGGGACTTGGGATGGCCAAAGTTCTCGATTTTATCAACGTAAAATGGTGGAATGATGGCGACGAAGCCAAGCGAGATGAATATAGAGCCAAATACAAAGAGAAAGAGCAAGAATATTCTGCAATGACTGATAAGTGAGGTTAAAGTAATGGGTAAGGTTGATGTTAAAAAACTCAAGAAGGCATTGACCTTATCGCATTATGATACCATCCTTCGTGAGCTTGGTATCCCTATCTTTAGTAAAAGCAATACTGAGTGGCGTTGTTATAGCGGAGATAGACATAAGAATCCATTTGATGGTAGCCCAAGCCTCATCTTTTACCCTGATACAAAGATATTCCAAGGATATTCAGCAGGAAGAGCTTATGATGCAATTGCATTAGTCCAAACTCGCCTAAATCTGCTTGGCCAAACTTGTTCATTCATTGATGCTTGTAACTGGATTCTTGAGAAAACTGGCCTTGACCCAACTAAGATAACTAAGCCCCTCACAAACAACCATGTTTATGACTGGTCTGAGCTTGAGCGATTTATTAGGGTGAGAAAGTATGGTAATCAGCTACCTGAATACAACCGCAACATCATCAACACTTTACCCCCACTATACCCCCAAGCATGGATAAATGAAGGTATAAGCGAAGAAACAATGGCCAAATATCAGATACGATATTATGAGCGTTGTAACCAGACTGTGATACCATGCTTTGATGACGAGGCAAGGTTAATTGGGGTTAGAGTAAGAAATTGGGATAAGGATAGAGTTGAACAGGCCAAGTATATGCCATTGATTACATTGGATGGACAATGTTATAAGTTTAATACTAATCAGGTGTTTTATGGGATTAACTATAACAAGCCTGAAATAGAGAGAACTGGTAAGGTCATTATCGTAGAATCCGAAAAAGCGGTAATGAAATTAGATACTTATATGGGCAGACATAATATAGCTCTCGGTATGTATGGTAGTAATCTTGGTATTCAACGGCGTAATCAGTTAATCAAAATGGGCGTTAATACAGTTTCTTATGTTGTTGATAATGATTTTATAGGTCAAGACGATGAATTTTTTGAACAATGGCGAAAAAAGATACAACACTTTATCAAATTATGGGACGGGTTTTGCCGGATAGAAATAGTGTGGGATAATTTAGGTTTGCTTGGGCCAAAGGAAAACGCAACAGACAGAACTAAAGAAGTTTGGGAACAACTTTGGGAAAATAGAGAAATAATTGAATAAAAACGCTTGACAAATAAGTGAATATGTGATATAATTAAAGTATATGGGGAGCATAGGAGTAATTAACTTATGAGTAATGATGCCTTTATCATCAAGCCATATACTATATAATATTATAAAGGAGTATTATAATGGGTAGAGAAAAAGACTTAGTTGGACAAAGATTTGGTCGTTTAGTAGTAATAAAGAAAACTGGTCGCTATGTATCTCCGCATGGCAAGACGGCTACTACTTGGTTGTGTCAATGTGATTGTGGGAATACAAAAGAGGTTATTACCAGCGAATTGACCACTGGGCATGTAAAAAGTTGTGGCTGTTATCAAATTGAGGCACGATTTACCCACAAATTAACCAACCATAAATTGTATTGGGTTTACCAAGGTATGAAAGACCGATGTTATAGACCCAATAATAAACATTATAGTGATTATGGTGGACGTGGAATCACGGTTTGCGATGAATGGATTGAAGATTTTGTGAATTTCTATAATTGGGCTGTCAATAATGGCTATCAGGAAGGATTGACTATTGATAGAATTGATGTTGATGGCAATTATGAGCCTTCTAATTGCAGATGGGTAACTACGAAAGAACAACAATTTAATAAGCGTAATAATAAAAGATTTTTTCACGACGGTAAAAATTTGACATTACCAGAATGGAGTGCAATTCTTCATATTAGTCTTGATACATTGGTTTCAAGAATATATACTCGTGGCTGGGACGCTGAAAGAGCACTGACAGAACCAGTGCATACACAAAGCCGGAATAAAAAAGCCAAATATGTGTAATGCAACTGACAGAGATAAAGAAACATGGGATAAACTATGGGAGAGTAGAGAGAGGTATTTATGAAAATGTTTTTGTTAGGCTTTTTGGCCTGTTATATTATTGCTTCTTTATTTTATTTTCTTGATGACGAAGCAAATACCAACCTAATGGCAGTTTTTGTTACGCCTTGGGTTGCTGTTTGTTTTGTTATTTCATTTATTCCTTATAGTATTTGGCGATTTGTGCGATGTTGTTTTAAGCCCGTTAGGCCAGATGTTATGAATTACCTAAAAGATACTTATGTTAAACGTCTATTTGGTAATATTTATTTTTGCTATGATAAAAAAGCTAAGAATTGGCTGAATAAAATGCTTTTGTTTAGATATAAAAATTAAAAATAATACTTGACAAAAGCCTTTTGGTGTGGTATTATCATTACATCAAAAGGCTTTGCCTATTATGAGGAGGAATATTTATTGAAAGTAAAACCTCTACTATCTAAAGTTAACCCTTCTACGTTTATTGAGGATTATTTACAAGCTCATGGTATTGAGCAAACTGGTTTATATCTAAAACCAGAAGAAAGATGCTTAGACAACCCCAGATTCTATCCTAACATAGATAAAGGGGCTGAATTATTGAAGCAAGCAGTTGATGACGATTGGAAGATTGGGTTGTTAGTTGATGTTGACTGTGACGGTATGTGTTCTGCAACCATTGTTCGTCAGTTCCTTAACACCCAATACAACATTGACCCTATTATCTATATCCGCAAGGGTAAGGCTCATGGCCTAAGAAAGTCGGCTTCAGATGATGTTGTACCCAAGATTATTGAGGACGGATGTCAACTGCTGATTGTGCCAGATGCCGGAAGCAACGATGTTGATGAATGTCAAGAATTGGCACTCCATAAATGTCAAACATTGGTACTTGACCACCACAAAATTGAAGTTGATGATTTTTATTCTATTGTCATTAATCATCATCTTGGCGAAGGACTGAACACGGCCTTGTCTGGTACAGGTGTAACGGCCAAGTTTATTGAATATTACTGTAAGAAGTATAATCTACTTATCCCTTATGTAGATGACCTTGTGGCCATGTCTATTATCTCTGATAGCTGTGACTTGACGGTTTTAGAGAACAGATATTATGTTCATAACGGCCTACACAACGTCCAAAACCCCCTAATCCAAGCCATGTTGCCTTCAGCAGTTAAACGTTATGGCCTAACGCCTACTGGTTATAGTTGGGCCATGATTCCACTAATCAATGCCGTGTGCCGCAAGGAAGAAACAGATGAAAAGCATGAGCTGTTTAATGCTTTTAGCGGTCATGGCGATATTGAGTCTGCTCTAAAGATGTGCCGTTCAGCACACCGCTTACAAACAGAGACAGTAAAACAAGCTGTAGAGGAAGTTGAGCCTACCCTCAACCTCGACCATAAGGTAATTATTGGGTTCTGTGATAGGGGGTTAGCTAATCAAATTGGCCTGATTGCTAATAAATTCCAAGGCAAGTACAACAAGCCTACCATCCTACTACGTCAAGCAAGCTCTACAACATGGTCTGGTAGTCTAAGAAGCCCGGTAGATTTGACTGACGTGGTTAATGAGTCTGGTTTGGCTAAGGCCATGGGACATAATCAAGCTGCTGGTGTATTTGTTCGTAAGTCTAATCTTAATCGGCTGATTGCTTATCTTGATGAGGCCGATTTTCCACTTGAGCCTGAGATTGATGTGGCAGGGTATATCGCCCCCAAGCAAATCAATAACAAGCTCTGTAAGGCTTGTGAGGATAATGCTGAGTTGTGGGGTCAAGGGCTTAGAGAACCCACCTTCTATATTAACACCGAGATTGACGAGACTAACGTACAGGTCTTTGAAAAGCGTACTACAACAGTAAAAATTACAGTAAATGGCGTTGATTTCTTGCTGTTTATGGCCACCCCCGAACAAGTAGACAAGTTGACACAAAAGGGCAAAAAAAGCCTATCTTTGATTGTAACTTTGTCTACAAACGAATGGAATGGCGTGGTTAAGCCTCAAGGTAAAATTAAGCAGTTTGAGGTTGGTCAGGTTGAGGATAAGGATGAAAGTTGGGAGGATGATTTTTAAGTGAAACTAAATGAGCTTTATAAACAAGCCGACTATAAAGATAAGGCGGGTATGATGTTTAATGCTGATTGTCTTGAAATTATGGGTAAGATGAATGAAGAGATTGTTGATTTTACTCTTACCGATATTCCTTACGATGCTGTAAATCGAGATAGTAACGGCCTGAGAAATCTTGATAAAGGCAACGCTGATATTATTACCTTCGACCTTAATAAGTTTCTTAAACAGGTGTTAAGAGTTACTTCCAATTCTGTTTGTGTCTTTTGTGGTAAGGAACAATTTAGTCAAATCTATAAATTTTTTGCCGATATTGGTAAAGGTACAGTACGCCCTATTATTTGGGAAAAGACAAACCCAAGCCCTATGAATGGTCAATATATTTATCTCAGCGGTGTTGAAATGGGCGTATGGTATAAGAAGCAGGGGGCTAAAACATTTAATGCTCGTTGTAAGAACACCGTGTTTCATTATCCTAATGGCCGAAGTAAGTTGCATCCTACTGAGAAGAATCATGCTTTGCTTGAAGATTTAATCAAGGATAATACGAACGAAGGCCAGATTGTATTTGACCCTTGTTGTGGTAGTAGCAGTCATTGTTTTGTGGCAAAGAATCTTGGTCGTAAGTATATTGGCATTGAAATAGACAAGGGTTACTTTGATGTGGCTGTTGAAAGGATGAAAGGATGATTTTTGATGGTGTCATTGATTCTTAAAAATAATGAGAATGGCTATGAAAAAGTTGGAGAATATGTAAAAAGATACTGGGACGTGCATGGAGACGGAGATGTAATCGTTTCTGTTGAAGCGTCCTATGATACGGTCGAATGGCACTGCACAAATGAAATTGCCTCACCATACCAAAGGGGCATTGAATGGCTAAACGATTGGTGGGAAGGTGAAAAGTATATTCATATTAAAGGCATCCAAAGTGTTGATACTTTTGATATTTCAGGTGGATTATATGAGGAGGATAAATGATGAAATACGAATTTCATGTAGGTGATTATGTGGAGACTAAAGATGGCCAAATAAAGAAAATCAACGAGCTTGTTGAGGCCGTAAATCGTTTGGAGGAGAAAGCTAATGAAATGGCATAAAGTTGAAGATTATCCGGTTGGGTCGGATGAGTATGTACTTATAAGTACAATCGTAGTTGGTCAAAGAGAAGATTTGGGTTGTTTTGTTGCTGTGTTGCGCAATGGATACTGGTATGACGGACTTGCTACTAGCCCAGTGCAACCCACAGACCGTTGGTGCCATATTGATTTGCCGGAGGATTGAGTATGACATTTCTAAATTATCAAGAATTTCTTGAAGAGATTGTTTATCAACTAAAAGACGAAATTAAAGGCCAAATTGAATTGCGCCATAACGATTATGGAGATTTAATGTGTCGATATGATATTATGGTGAAATTTAATTGTAATTTAACCATCTGCGTTAGTTGTGATTTGGATAGTGAAGTTCATAAGCTGTATTATAACTACAAGAATACGCCGGAAATGACCCAATATATTCTTCATGCTGGGAAGATGCAAGTAGTTCAATTTATTAAAAAGGCTATATTCGATTACTTTTTTAAAATCGCTTGACAACCATAATTAAATATGTTACAATTAAACCGTGGAGAAATCTACGGTTTAATTTTTAGGAGGGGTTGGATGAGTTACTTTAACAACCATAATCACACAGATATGAGCAATGCTCTATTGGGGTTCCCTGATGTTATCTGTAAAATCCCTGATTTGATTCAACGTGCTTATGACCTTGGTTTGAACGGTATCACCATTACAGAACACGAGGGTATCTCAAGCCATATCAAGGCATTAGATTATTATGATAAGATGGAAAAGGATAGGCCATTTACATTAGCCTTGGGCAATGAGGTATATTTGCTTACTGAGGAAGAAGATTACCTCAACCGCCAAATTCCTAACACCATCCCTTATTATCACTTTATCTTAACTGCTCTTGATACTGAAGGCCACCACCAACTACGCCTACTATCAACTCGTGCTTGGTTAAGGGCGTGGCGACAAGGCAAGATGTTTCGTAGACCCACTTATTATAGTGACCTTGAGGAAATTATCAAGCCCAATCAAGGCCATGTTATTGCCAGCACAGCTTGTTTAGGGTCAAGGATTGATAAGCTGCTACTTGACAATGAGATTAAGAAGGTTGGTTTAGAGGTAGAAAAGTTGCTTGATATTTTTGGTAAAGGCAACTTTTATATTGAATGTCAACCGGCGAGTGATAAAAATACACCACAAAGTCAAGTCAATAATTTGCTGTGGCAAACAGCTGAGTATCATAATCTCAAGATTATCCCAACCACCGACTCTCATTACCTCCGTAAAGAGGACGCTTTTATCCATAAGGTTTATTTACAGTCGCAAGAGGGTGATAGAGAGGTTGATGATTTTTATGCCACCGCCTATCTTATGGATGAGGCCGAATTAAGAGAACATCTGTTGATTGATTTTAATGATGCTCAAATTGACCAGATGTTTGAATGGAGTTGTGAATTAGGTGAAAGAATTAAGGGCTACAATATCCAGCACAATCCAATTATCCCGCAACTTCCGCTTGACAAGATACCAGACTTTACTATTAATCATGTATTCAGTGATTATTATGATAAGTACCCAAATTTTAGTTGGTACTCTAATCGGCCTAAAATACATGAGCAATATTTCTTCAGTCAGATTGAACAGGGCCTTCAAAACAAAATTGTAAATAAAGGCAAGCCCATTGAACAATATATCGCTCGATTGGACGAAGAATGGAAAGAGCTAAAAATTATCAGTGAACAGCTTGATACATCTATGGCCAGCTATTATTCGACCATGTCAGAGATTATTGAGCTTATTTGGCAAGCTGGTAGTTTAGCTATGCCAGCAAGAGGTAGTGCAGCAGGGTTCTTAACGTGTTATCTGCTTGAGGTTACACAAATTGACCCTGTGCCATTGGGTGATTATATGCCAAGTTGGAGACACTTGAATCATCAACGTGGCGTTGAACTGCCGGACATCGACAATGACTCAGAAGCCTCAAAGAAAAAAGCTATAGTTGACAAGATGAAGGAATATTTTGGCAAGGATAAAGTCATTAACGTAGGCACATTCTCTAAAATTTCCTCTAAAACAGCCATTGAACGAGCTTGTAAAGGTCTTGACATACCCAACGATAAGGCGGCTTATTTTAAGTCTTTAATTCCTGTCAACCGTGGTAAAGTTAGTAAACTAAAAGATGCTGTGTACGGCAATAAAGACAAGGGTATCAGCCCAGCCCCCGGCCTCAAGTTAGAACTAAGCCAATACCCGCATCTACTTGAGTCTGCATTGGCTCTTGAAGGGCTGATTACCAACCGTGGTACTCATGCAGCCGGTGTACTTGTATGCAATACCCCTTACACAGACTATATAGCCGCTATGCGTTCAGCAGATGGAACGTTAATTAGTTGTTATGACCTATGGGATGATGAGGCCGCTGGATGTATTAAGTTCGATATGCTCACGGTCGAAGCCGCAGATAAGATTCACCGTACAATGGATTATTTGCTTGAGAATGGCAAGATTAAGGATGAAGGGTCACTAAAAGAAACCTACTATAAGTGGGCACATCCTGACGTATTGGATTACAAAACACCCGATATGTGGGATATTCTACCTACCATTTATTCTGTGTTTCAGTTTGACACCCCAATCAGCACAAAAGCTCTGTCTGCTACTCATCCTCATAGTGTAATGGATTTGTCGGCTGCAAACAGCTTACTTCGCCTTATGCCAGACAATGCAGACGAAACGCCTATTGACAGATATATCCGCTATAAGCAGTCAAAAGACGCTTGGTTGAAAGATACAACTGATTTTGGCCTAAATAAAGACGAACAGGCTATTTTATGGAAGTACCTTGCGGACGCTTATGGCATGGCCGACAGCCAAGAGAAAGTAATGCGGCTAAGTATGGATGAGCATACCGCTGGTTACACGCTTAAAGAGGCTAATAAACTCCGCAAATCTATCGCTAAGAAGGATGAAAAACTACAGGCTGAAGCTAAACAGTTGTTCTTTGATTGCTGTGAACGTCAAGGTACAAGAGAAGTCTTTGCTGATTATATCTGGAACGTAGTGTTTGCAGCAAGTATGGGCTATTCTTTCAGCCAATTACACTCTTATAGTTACTCTATCATCGCACTGCAAGAGCTTAACCTTAACTATTACTATCCTCGTGTGTATTGGAACTGTGCTTGCTTGTCTGTAGAAGCGTCTGGTACAGACGAAGAAAACACAGGCTCAACAGACTATGGCGAAATGGCTAAGGCTATTTATAAGATGAAAAAGTATGGGGTTGGGGTTCATGCCCCATCTATCAATGACTCTAACATCGACTTTACCCCTCGTGAAAAAGACAGTGTTATCTTGTTTGGGCTTGGTGGTATAGCTGGTATTAACATTGATATTTCTCGCCAAATCCTCTCCAAGCGCCCATACATATCCTTTACTGACTTCTACAACAAAAACGCCTACAAAGGCTCACTTATCACCAAGTCTAAGTTTATCCAACTAATCAAGGCCGGGTGTTTTGATGAGTTTGAGCCTGACAGACGTGTTGTAATGAGACAATATTTCATCCTATCTACGCCCAACGTCACATCCCTTTCTATGAACAATATCGGCCAAATTAAGGCCGCAAGAGTACCCATTCCCAAGTCTATCATTGGCCCATATAACTTTAGAAAGTATGTATGCAGCAGACAGTTCAAGTTCGCCCCCCACCCCAAGTTTAAGAGCAAAACCCTATACTGGCTCGATGATATGGCACAGCGTTATTTCAACGCTCGTTGCAAGAACAGTCTAACCGAAGGCGTGGATTATTGGTTTGATAGCGATGCAGAGAATTGGGTTGTTGTTGATAAGAGCCTTGAAAAGTTGCTTGCTCCATCTATTGAAACGCTGAAAGATTATATCAACACACCTGAGTTCTTGGATAAGTTTAACAAGGCCAGAGCCAAACAGAGCATGATTGAGAGTGTAGATGGGTTAGATGTAAATAGGTGGTCATTTCAGGCTTGTGCATTTTACAGCCAAGAGCATGAACTTGCCAATGTTGATTTAGCCAAGTACAGTATTTCTCATTTTTCTGACTTGCCTGAAGAACCTCAATTTGTTGAGCGTTCCTTTGGTAAGCGGTCTTGGAAACAGTTTGAGTTGTCTGCTATTTGCGGGACGGTGATAGGACGAACAGACAGCCACCACCTTGTTACTATCTTAACGCCTGATAATGAGGTTGTTAATGTCAAAATGAATGATGGTGCTTTTGCCCACTACAAGGCCCAATTAAGCACAATCAATCCAGATGGTACTAAAACGGTCATTGAAAAGTCTTGGTTTGAGCGTGGTAGTTTGTTGATTTGTTGTGGGTATCGTAGAGGGGTTGATGAATTTGTAACAAAAAAATATAAGGCTAGTATTTTCCCCTCTCAGCTTATGAAAATAACCAGTATCAATGGCTCAGACATTGAAATCCAAACAGAACGATATTCTGAAGAAAATTAAATAAACCCTTGACAGACCTTCTTGTTCATGGTATACTTAAACCATCAAACAAGGAGGTTTGTTTTATGAAAGTTGATGATGTTTTCCGCTATGGCACGATTCTTACAGATGATGAACTTTTTGACCGTTGTGATGATATGGCGGCAGAAGTTCGCATTCGATTGGTTAGTTATGAAAACGTTATCTATTATATCAAAATGGTTAATGGTGAAATTGAAGAATTTAAGAAAGTAGGTGTTGTAGGATGATTGGTTCGATTATTTGTATATCTCTTTTGATTAGTATAAGTATTATCGTTATTTTTTGTGGCGTAAAAGAAGATGAATCTATTGTATGTGCTATTGGGGTAATCTTTCTTATTGTTGCTATAATAGGTGGTTTTGAATTAAAGACTTCACGGCTTAATAATTCTATTGATACCCAATACATCCCCGCAGAACCTCTCGCCTATAACCAAACTCAAACCGTATTCACCACTGATGAAGGTACATATCTCGCAGACGGCCTTTATCCAGATGGTACATACCTATTAACCGTAGACGGTAATGATGTTCTTGTCGTATGGCAAGCAGTTGATGGCGAGGTTGGATAATGAGCATTAAAATTAAACTAAGACCAATTAAACGGATTTTCTTTAACCCCTCTAACGGTTATAAAGTCCTAAGTTGTGAGCCTGTTGGCAGCTACCCCAACCTAATACTCAACTCATACAATAACTTTACTTTGGCCGGAACCAATCTTGGTATGGTCGATGTAGGCGATGAATATGAGCTTGAAATCAGAGAGAACCAAAGGGCTAAATATCCAGCAAGCTATGTTTTGGTTGGGTTCGCTGATATTGACGTTAGTGCTGAGGGTATTAAAATCACGCCTGAGCAAGAACTAAAAATCTTACGCCATATCTGTGATGGCAACCAACCCAAGTATGTACATGAAGCATACCCTGATTTTGTTCAGATGGTACTTGATGGGCGTGAAGAAGAAATCGACCACAAGAAAATTTATAATGTCGGCCCTGTTCGATTTGAGGAATATGTGAATAAAATCAAGGGCTATTTCACTACCATTCAGTTCTTACCTCTTGCCTCTGATTGGGGTATTGAAAATGATAGTGATGTTAAGAAATTGATTGATGTTTTCGCTACTCCAGCAGAACTAAACCAAGCTCTTGAGTCAAGCCCTTATCACATCTTCTTTGATTTGCTTAATTATTCCTTTGACAAGTCTGATAGATATGTCTTAGACAAGCGGCCTGATTTGATTGATTCTAAGGAGCGTTGCGAGTTTGCTTGTTTGGCTATTCTGCAAGAAAATGAAGATGAGGGCGACACAAGAATATATACAGACTTGCTTGAGGAATTGGCCGAGGAAAAAGTGCCTGAGTGCGCTAAGTATGTAAGGGATGCTGTGCGCAATAGTGAAAGAATCTACTATGACGCAGAACAAGAATATTCCAGTAATAAGGCCACCTATGAAGCCGAAGTCAATATTGCTGAGAATATCCTTGACCGCCTCGCCTTAGAGAAAAAGCAAGATTGCAACTTAGGCATGAATGTTAATGACTTTACAAGCGTTGATGGGTTTGAATGTACAGATGAGCAAAAGCAAATCCTCACCTTAGCCAACGAACACATGGTTGCTATGTTGAGGGGCTATGGTGGTTCTGGTAAAAGTACAGTAATGAAGGCTCTGGTATTGATGCTTGAGGCTAACCACAAAGACTATACCCAGCTTGCCCCGACAGGCAAAGCAGCAAAACGCCTAAGAGAAACAACGGGACGACCCGCAAGCACTATTCACATGGTATTGGCTCAAGAGGCTCATATCGACTCTGATTTTGTCATTATTGATGAGTGTAGTATGGTGGGCGTTCATTTGCTGTCTAAGTTGTTTGATATATGCGAGTCCAACACACGATTTATCTTTGTATGCGATGAAGCTCAGTTGGCCTCTATCTCTTGCGGCAACGTTGTACAAGACATCATTGATTCAGGTGTTGTGCCTATGGCTACATTAACCAAGATTTTCCGGTACGGCTCGTCTGGCCTTGCTACGGTGGCCACTGATACTCGTGAAGGTAAGGTTGGCCCAAGACAAAACCGCAATTATCCTGACTATCAGTTTGTTTCCATTGATGATAAGCCTATAGCACAAATCCTTGATGCCTATGAATCTCTGCTTGACAAATACACTAAAGATGATATAATGATATTATCCCCATTCAACAAAGGCCCGGTTGGTACGGTAGCAATCAATAAAGCCATTCAATCCAGATATAACTCAAACTCCGATACTAATGCCATTCGTAAGATAAGTGGTGGTGAGGAAATCATGTTCAAGGTGGGTGATAAGGTAATCAATACCCACAACGAGTACCACTGCCCTTGCTTTAGGATTGATGAAGATGGGTCTTTAGTTGAGAGCATGAGCGACATTATGGTTATGAATGGTGATATGGGCTATATCCGGTATATCAAAGAGACTGATACAGGTATTGTTATGGCCGTTGAGTTTGATAGTGGTATGGCAAGGATTTATGGGCCTTATATGAATAACCTACTACTTGGGTATGCTATTAGTATTCACAAGAGTCAGGGTAGCGAGGCTAAGGCGGTGATTGTGATTACAAGCCCTATGCACAAGCGTATGTTAAGCAGCAATTTGTTGTATGTGGCTGATAGCCGTGCAAAAGAGCAGTTGATTGAGATTGGAGATATTGAGACAATTAAAGAAGGACTTAAACGGCACGAACAAAAAGAAAGAGAGACTTGGCTCTGTGAGCTATTAAAGGAGGATTAAAATGAGGAAGACAGTTTGTGACGTGTGTGGCAAAGAAATTACTGACATAAACCCCTATGAATTTCGTCTTGGACGTAAAATAAATATTAGAGGGGGGCTTGGTAATGCCACATTTAATGAGCACTCTATTATCTGCCAAGATGTATGTGAAGATTGTGCCAATTCTATTTATCATTATATTAAAGGCTTACAAAAGGAGGACTAAGAATGAAAAAGTATGTGATTGCTGAAACCGTGACACATTACCACTCTATCGAGGTCGATGATGAAGTAGACATTTGTAATGTTATCGGAAAGGCAAAAACCCTACTACATCAGGCCACTGGGTTTGAGGCCATTGAAGAAGTGCTTAATGACTACCAAAACAAATATGGCTTTGATTATACAGTCAAGCCCAATTATTGTGGTACTTGCTCAGAGGGGCTTGAGATTGCCGGTTGTGAGGATGATAGCCCCGAGCTTGATTAAAGTTCATAAAATGTTTACATTTATTTAATATTGATGTAATATTTTTATGATATAATTATCGTCTTAACTCAAAGAAAGGAGGATAATATGGTCACATTTTACTCAACCCATTGTCCCAAGTGCAATATTCTTGAAAAGAAACTTAAAGCGGCTAACATCGACTATACAGAAAACAATGATGTTGATGTTATGTTGTCTAAGGGTCTGCTAACAGCACCAGCACTTGAGGTTGATGGTAAAATTTATACATTTACTCAAGCGGTCGAGTGGTTAAAAAATCAGGAGGGATAAAAGTTTGGATATTACACTTAAACTAAGCAAAGACTTTGAACGTTGTCTTGAGGACTTAAAGAAAAAGTACGGAGAAGATTTTGAATACATCAATGGTCTACACCCAAATCAACTTGATTTCTCTGAGTTCCTTGATAAGTTTGTTGCTGAAGATACCATGGCCGATGCAACTATTGACCCCAATGCCAATGCGCGGCACAAGGACATTCGTTCTTTTATGACTGAAAAAGGTAAGTCTGAAGATAAGTTATTTGGTCTAAATAAAATTTTTACTGAAATCAAAAAACGTTGGGGTTTAAGAACAGCCAAACAGTGGCTTGAACAGGAGTTTAGTAAAGGTTTTTATCTAAATGATAGTGCGACAGCCAGTTATTTCCCATATTGTTGGGCAAATGATTTTACTCGCCTTGCTACTGAGGGGCTGTTCTTTATCAATGACTATAACAACCAACCCCCTAAACACCTCACCACTTATCTTGACGATGTTATTGAGTTTGTATCGTTCCTATCTAATCGTCAGTCTGGTGCAGTAGGTATGCCCAATGTTCTGATTTGGGCCTATTATTTCTGGAAGCACGATATTGAGAATGGATACTATTTGAAAGACCCTGACACTTATCTACGACAGTGTTTCCAAAAACTAATCTATCGTCTAAACCAACCCTTCCTACGCATCGACCAAGCCAGCTTTACCAACGTAAGTATCTTTGACCGACCTTATCTTGAAAGCCTGTTTGGTGGCATGGAGTTCCCTGACGGCACTTTTGCCATTGACCAGATTGAAGAAATGCTTGAGTGCCAAAAGGTGTTTATGGAGGTTGTAAGTGACATTCGTGAAGAACAGATGTTCACTTATCCTGTACTAACCTATTCTCTACTTTATAAAGATGGCAAGTTTGTAGATGAGGATTTTGCTCGGTGGTGCAGCAATCACAATATCAAGTGGTCTGATAGCAACTTCTTTGTAAGCGATAATGTGGGTGTTTTGTCTAACTGTTGCCGTTTGCTTAGTGATACTAACAAGTTAGATGCCTTTATCAACTCTATTGGTGGCACAGCCCTTTCTGTTGGCTCTTGCCGTGTAAGCACTGTCAACCTTGTGCGTATTGCTTACGAAAGCAAGTTGAACAAGAAGAAGTATTTAGACATTCTGCGAGATAGAGTATTGCTAGACTGCAAAGCACTAACCTCCATGCGCCACATCCTAAAGCGCAACATTGAAAAGGGTCTACTACCTAACTATCAAGACGGCGCTGTTGAGCTTGATAAGCAATTCTGTACTATTGGCGGTATTGGTATGTATGAGGTCATGGATTTGTTTGGCCTTATCAATACGGATGAATTCGGTAACAAGTCTTATAGTGATGAGGCCGTTGAGTTTGCCAGTCAAATCCTCGACACCATGAATGATGTTAAAGACCATTTTGAGTGCGACTTCACCTTTAACATTGAGATGATTCCTGCTGAAAACTGTGCCGGTGTCATCTGCACCGCTGACAATCTACTATACGAGCAGAACAAATATTTCATCTACTCTAACCAGTGGATTCCTCTTATGGAAAAGTGTACTATCCAAGAAAAGTGTCGTTTAGGCCATCTATTTGATGCCAAGTGTGGCGGTGGTTGCATTGCTCACATTGATATTGAGAACCGCTTTCCTAATGAAGAAGCTGCTTGGGATATGCTGAATTATGTGGCTAAACAAGGCGTGATTTACTTTGCTTTTACCACTAAGATTAACGTTTGTGAAGATAAACACGCCTTTATTGGTACTAAAGAGTGTCCTCAATGTGGTAAGCCTATAGCTGACCAATATGCTCGTGTGGTAGGGTTTTATACCCCCGTTTCCGGTTATCAGCGCATCCGTAAAAGCGAGTTTAATCAGCGTAAATGGTATGATGTTCTAAACAAGGACGGGATTATGTAATGGCGGATACCATAGCACTAAGAGATGTGGTAGTTGAAGATTTTTGTAATTATAAAGTCCCCTCAATGTTCCTTATCTCGTCTTACTGTGATTGGAAATGTTGTCATGAGGCCAATATTGATGAGTCCGTGTGTCAAAACCACGGGCTTGTCTCTGGCCCTATCAAACAGATTTCCTATAAAAGCCTGTATAAAGCATATATTAACAACGATATAACCAAAGCAATCGTTATTGGCGGTCTTGAACCAATGCTTCAAATTGATGAAGTGGTTGGTCTCATACATTATTTTAGAGAAAAATCATGCCAAGACACGTTCGTAATCTATACAGGGTATTATCCCTATGAGATACCTAAACCCCTTTCTGAGCTTAAAAAACTACACAATATTACTATTAAATACGGACGTTATGACCCCAACCTCAAGGCCAGATATGATGATGTACTTGGAGTTATGTTGGCAAGTGAAAATCAATATGGGGAGGTTTTAAGTTGATTAAAATTAAACTAACCGATGACATTGAACTACGACAAGAAATTATCGAAAAA